GCCGGTACTGCGATTTCAGTAAGATCGATGAACCCATCAGCGTCTAGGTAGAGGTTGTTTCCTACCTGTAAGTCTACAAAGTTCCTGAAAAGCGCCGCAGTCATGCGTTGGATTTCGGTGGAGCCGAGATAGCGTCTCAGCTCAGATATAGCGTTCGACCCGGTTCCGACGATACGTTCGCTATAGCTGTTCCCCGAGCCGTTTCCTGACTTGAATTCCTTTATAATTTGTTCCGCTGTGCCGTTTTGGGTGTTACGTGCAGTTAGAGGGATCCCAGCGGCGGCTACCACGAGTGACCCAAACAGCTCAAGCTCTCCGTTGATCGTTCCTCCGCCAGAAGACAGGATGAAGGACTCTGTGTCAAGCTCTTGGCTAGTACTGATAGCCGTATATCGATGCGTCGAGACCGATCCGTCGGGAGTTTTCACTTCGATCTCGTATGCGCCGCCTTCGACAAAAAAGAAGACTAAGCCCAGAGAGTTAGCTAACAAAGGATTAGGTAGTATCTTAGTCCCTGATCGATCCAGAAACAGTTTCGCTAGCTTTCCTGTAGCTTCATTTCTGACGCTCACAGAAGCAAAAGGGATAATATCCCCGAGCGTATCAGTGCAGAAGAATTGCTTTCGAGCGAGCATCAGGCTACCCTGCCATAGACTGTGATGGTCCCGGCATCGATGTTGCCAGAGGCGAAGTTCACACGAATACAGTTGATAGCATTTGCTACCCCTGTGGAAGCGACAGATTGAGAAGATCCGTCCTCAGCATCAGAGCCCCCATATCCTCTAAAGGTTTTGACGTGAGAGGCCTTGTCACACCGAGCCCAATGAGCGAAAAAGACGATGTCTGCAGTTGCTGCAGTCAGTGAGGTGTCCCTATATACTTCCGGAGCTGTTATTCCTGTACTTGCTGCCGCAGTTCCTGTGATTGTAGTATTTTGCCCAGTAACTGCTTCAACGGTGGCCCCTCCATCGTCCGAAACATGGACTCTCAATTGATTTGCAGAGGTTGCACTATTGGATAAGCCAAACCCCACAATCACTAGTTCAGCGTAGGTCTTCGAGAGAGCAAAATCAACGTTAGCGACGGCAGCTCCCACCGTAGTCGTACCGACCTCTTCCCATTTCCCCGTGCTTGTGCCTCCGACGGTCACCTCCGTCCCCGCATTGTCGCGGAAGAATAGTCGTGAAAGGCCTCCTACGTCTTTGCAGTAGAGGCGAGCAACGTTGGCAGCAGGATTAGCCGGTACTGCGATTTCAGTAAGATCGATGAACCCATCAGCGTCTAGGTAGAGGTTGTTTCCTACCTGTAAGTCTACAAAGTTCCTGAAAAGCGCCGCAGTCATGCGTTGGATTTCGGTGGAGCCGATGAACCGACGTACTTCTGCGACGTTGTTCGATCCACCCCCTACGATGCGCGTATTGTATTTGTTACCTGCTCCCGATCCCGATTGGAACTCCTCGATTGTTCTTTCAGTAGTATCATTCTCAGTTCTTCTCAGAATTAATGCTGTGGTGGAAGCAATAAGCGATAGTAACCCATTGATCGTCAGATTGCCGTTGATAGTTCCGCCAGCAGTAGTAAGAAAAGAACTCGCATCTGCCTCTTGCGCCGTTCCTATTCCCACATATTGCCATTCGATGGAGAAGGATCCTGATGTGACCTGGATCCGATAAGCTCCGCCTAAGGCATGGAAGAAAGCAAAACCGTTAGCATCCGCAGTAAACGGATTGCTCTTGGGAACTACGCCCGCTCTATCAGAGAATATGGTAGCAAGAGGTAGACCTGTTGTTTCTCGTCTCACTGTTACTGTAGCACCCGGCTGAATAGTGCCTTGGTGATTGACGATTGTAGCTTGCCATCTTGCAAGAGTTGCCATCAGTTGATCTCCGGTCCTCGACGGTCACCCGTCGGTCCAAACTGAGTAACGAAGCTGATCCCGTCAATAGCAGCTCCCGCACTGCCTCCATCTTCTCCACTCGCATTGAGGCCAGGACCACCGCCATTAGTAGCCGAACGAAACCCGCTTCCTGAAGTATTACCTCGTGCGCCTCCAGCTTCACTGGTTCCTGGCTCACCATTCTCGGTTGAGCTATTGTAGGCGGCACCGCCCGCTCCCGGAATAGTTCCTGCACCCCCTCCACCACCACCAGCGAACCCGTCAACTGTGATGCCGCCCTGACCACCTCCGCCGCCACCCCAAATCTCCCCATTCTCATCGATAAGAGTAATGGGAACTCTCGTATAGAGGGCGATACCGCCGTCTTCTCCGTCATCCAAACTCGAGGGTTGAAAGTTATTGCGACCGCGGCCACCATCTCCACCTTTTCCTTGAACGCGCCCGATCACCTCGATAGTTATAGGCGGAAGTAGATCCCAGTCGCCAACATCGAAAGAGGGCATAGAGGCATCGTTCGATCCGACAACAACGCCAGGATTGATGATGCAGCGGATGGTGACGTTTTCAGACCCGAGATCGTCCTCGGTGATAGCAGGGAAGATCTGGTCATGGAGTGTGCGCAGATTGACGTTGTTGATGTTGCTGTCAATCGTGATCACTCGATTGAGTAGGTCAGCCGCTGAAACAGGAGTATAAAGAACCTCCTCAGCATCCACCTTCCACCTATCACTCAGGGGTTCCACACGAGTGACCTGGATAGAAGTGTCTACTTCGTTCCCCGAAGCGTCCTGATTACCCTTCCAAGATAATCGATAACCGCTCCCAGGAAGAGGCTCCTGGATCCCACTATATCTCATTACATCGAATTGGATCTTACGAGGAGGCCGAGCGAAACGAGCCAGATGAAGATCATTGACACGATCCGCTGTAGATCGGCCGAACGCGGGGATCCATGTACCGAAGATCTTCTTGATAATGGCTTCGCCGTTCTCTGTCTCTGTCTCCGTATCAATCGTTGCAATAGTCGAACGGTAGTTATTAGGCTCTGTCAGAGACTGTAAAGGATTGCGTACTCCATAGTAGGTCCATACTTGAGTAATCCGTTTATTGAGCTGCTCTGACACCGACAGCGACTCCTTCAGGATATTTCCTTGATGATAGGAGAACGCTGTAGAGGGAACTCCTCGAATTACCTGCAACTTGATCAGATTTTCTTTGTTGTCGGGCCACACCGCTAGACCAGCCTGGACGATCAATTCGGTGATGAGCTGGTTTACTCCAGTCGGCTCAGCGATAATGCGAGTGTAGAGACGTTGCAGATAGGTGGATACTTCACTCTCCCACTCCGTCAAAGGTATATAAGAAGGGGCTATTCCGGCGAACTCCGTCAATAGCGTATAGATGATCAATGCGGGACTCTGAGCTTCGAAATACTGACAAATCTGAACTCGATCCTCATCATTGTGCGCAACCGCCGTAGTGCCGAATTGACCTCGTCCGGCTACCCCTCCTGTTACATTGAAGGTATCGCCGGTTCTAGTGAAAGCTACGATCTCCTCACCGCCTATAGCGACATAGCCAGATGAAGGATACTCTGCGCCAATCCCAGAAGGAAGTACCGTGAAAGAAGTACCGTTGGCTGCTAGATCGGCAGAAAGGAAACCATTACTCACCCTCGGGCATTGCGAACGATCATTGTCAGCTAGTTTCAAAATGTCTTGACCGATCAAGTCGAATGTACCCGAAGGGGTAGGACCATTGAACCCTTCAAGAACAAAATGGCGCGTATCGAATTCACTCAACCCTTGACCGAGAAGGCCATGAAGGATCCTCAATGCGTTTCCACGGCGAAAGAGGGAACGCCCGCGCCATTTGCCCCAGTAAGTACCTCTATCGAACAACTCTCCCAAATCCGCATGCTTATGGTCTTTGAAGGTCACTGTGATCTGCGCTCGCTTGCCCAATGACTCGCCAAGTGATACCTCAGCAGGAACCACACGGGCAGTAAGCATGCTTGGAATAGCGTAAGGCTCAGGAGGTAGATAGTCAGTCGACGCTGCAAACCTCACAGTCTCAGTCAGACTATTCAACATCGAACGGACATGGAAATGCCCGCAATGGTAGAATGATCCATTCGTAGATATGTAAAGACCCACCTTGCCGGCGTTAGTAATAGGAGAAGAGGTATCATCCACAGAGAGGGAGAAAGCGATTGGCTCGTTCTTCAGTTCACCCGTCCACACTTTTGCTCGAAGGGTCACGCCTCCGCTGATGTCTATTGCATCGAACCTCAACCAGATGTTCTCTTGAGTACCGAACGACTGAACGAGCGTATTCAACGGGGAGAAGGCTCCTCCTGTTGCTTTGTCAATCGTCAGACCTGTGGAAGTAATACGAGCTCTGTAGGCGGTAGGGGTAGCGGTAGCCCCAGACCCTCTAAGGATCAAACCGCCCTCAGGAGAGGACTTGAAATTGAAAAGAGCAACGGCTGAAACGTTCTTAATCCCTGGAACGGCGTCCCATGTCAATAATCCGTTTGCAGTGTCCGTAATCTTCTCGACTCTTAGCCCTTTACCCGAAGGAAGATCCGCGTCGATTACCCCATTGAACGTGAGGTTGGCGCTCCAGAATTTAGCCCAGTGAAGAGGCGATACAGGATCGACCTTAGGCGCCCATACTGCTCCAACGAAGGGACTATTATCGGTCAGAGCGGTACTAGCCGTCAGCTGAGCATTAAAGGTCGCGGTAGTCGTTCGTGCGGTATCGGCGACGGTATGACCCGCCTCATTGGCGGGACCCGGATCGAAACGTTCTGTGAAGTTCACCCATGTGGCCGTAGCAGTCGTAGCAATAAGATGAGCAACGGCAATTGCAGCACCATAGGCCGGCACTGTGAAGGAGACGTTGAAAGGACCCGCGCTTCCCGAGTTGAGCTGAGCGGTGGGGGCCGACTTCGGCAATAAATTTTTAGCATTATGGAGCGCATAAAGAACTACAGAGCATCTCAATTGTGTCGAAGAAAAGACGATTTCGACGTCTGCCAATTGACTAACAGCATTCTCGATACCGTAGATGGCGGCAAATCGAGAGTTTCCGGTGCCGGTGTTTCTGCGATTGAGCTGAAGTAAGGATTGGCCGTTGATCTTCACCGAGTTGGGAGAGCACAAGACACCCGACCCGTTACTCGCCATGACTGCGAGAATTAATTTGCGTCCGGGCTTTACATCCCCTGTGGATAGATCGTTGAAGGTATACGTCTGCCGATCAACCGTGTCGATTGCAGTCGCCGTTACCTCAAGAATGACAGGGTCCGAAGCAACAACCGTCTCGAACTCGGTCAGACGATACACATCCTGATCGAGCTCGATATAGGTTAGCGATTTTCCGGTGATTTCGTTACTCACCGTGTTATTCCTTGCACTGTTAGCGACACCTGCATAAAGCCGGTTGATCGCTGGTTTTGAACTTGCATGTCACTCATAGCCCAGCAGTATCCTACTTCGTAAGGATAGGATCCCGGTCGCCACGCGAAGAAAAAAGGCTTCTCAATCGCGTGCTGTCGCCACGGCTCCATCTCAGTCCGATAGAAGATTGGAGTGATATGATCCAATTCAATCTGGGTTTCACTCATCTCACTAAGGACAACTCGCCCAAGAAAATGACCGAGCTCGCTTCGACCAGTGACGATGTTAGCTTTAGTGTTAAAAGTGATCGGTTTGTGGCCGACATAGATGCGTCGTTCTAGGATAGTCAATCGTCCGATCTGAAGAACAGCACAACGAGGGGCTACAGTATCGTTGAGAGGTGTAATAACGAGGCGCATCTGCAGGAACGTGTTCGAAGTGAAGCGAAACAATAGCGGACTATCGTCTCCAGGAACGATCTCTTCGGATAGGGGCTCCCAATCAAATCCTTCAGCACTATCCGTTTGTGTAGCACCTTCAACTTGCAATGAGAACTGACCACTTCCAAAATTATGACCTGCGATGGCTAGATAATCCACAGGATCGGTGCCATCGGATAAGCCAGAAAAGTCGACTGTCAAAAATTGAGTGTTGCTGCCGGCAATTCCCTTCCAGTAAAGAGCACTCGAAGGATTGGCGAGGTTGGTTACGGGGAATGAGAGATCTTCGCTGGTTGCTGACAAGGAGGAAGCCGTTACGATATTCCGCCATCCTACAAGCGGATTATCGTTCGTCACTTCGACACCCGAAACAATTGCGGGGAGGACCAGGTTAGGCGAAACAATGACACCCATGATAAGGCCTTAGATGGTGATGTTACGAGTGCTGATCAAGGTTGCACCATTTTGGACTTCGAGGTTGATATTTCGAATAAGCTCTTCTAGCTGTCTTCCCGAGAAGATCGCTGCGGGATCCACTCCTTGAATGAATAGCGCTCGACCAGGCGCCGGTGCTTCTGGCTGTAACGGAGGAGAGCTTCCACCGCCACCGCCACCGCCACCGCCTGGACTCGGTGCGCTGCCGCCGCCGCTCTGACTGGTGGATCGAATGGTTGCAATTTGCGCGGCGCCCATAGCAGCTACGAGAGCGGCTTGCGCGAGGTTGAGCGGGAACGGCAGTTTTAGCGCCTCGGTGATAGCCACAGCTGTGTTGATGATCGCTGCGGCGATGGCCGCTGCCTTGCTCTTCGGGAACAGTGCGGTCAGCGCTTGCGCTGCTGTCTGCGCAACAGTGATGTACGCCTGCTCCTCCTGCTTGAGGAGATTGCGCTTGATTTGCGTCATCTGACGCTGACGCTCAGCGCTATCCGTGATCGCAGCAGTAGCGCGCCTCTGCGCTTCGGCGATGCGCGACGAGGTATCCTCCCACGCTAGCGCCAACGTCTCAGCGATTGTTCCGCCGCCTTGTGCAATCGTGAGGAACTCTTGCAGCTGGAACTGCGCCTCCTTCATCTGATCAGACAAGCCGCCAAGAGAAGGGGCTTGGGGTTTCTGAACATTCCCTTCATCCACAGTAACTTGAAGGGGGTTGCCGGCCGCCGCCTCTTTGAGACGAGCAATCTCAGCCTGTGCCTCTTTTGCGCGAGCAATCCAGGCAGCCAGCTGCTCGTCGTTATGAGCGACGGCTGCCCGGATGCTATCGAAGGCTTCCGCCGCCCCGGGCCCGCCTTCCGAAGCAATCCTCGACAATTGTTCCATGAGCCTTTCATTGGCTTCATGGAGACGCTTCACATTGGCAGCAGCTTCATTGAGTTTCTCATACGCTTGAGACAGCTCATTCAATCGAGCATTGTTTCTCAAGGCCTCAATGCCCTGGCTAAGGGCTCGTATCAGATCGGTAAGACCTTTAACAGCTGCAGTCAAAGTCGGCGCTGCCAGGATCGTCAGTTCTCGAATAAGCGCATCGAGGGCCCCTTGTAAAGCCAAAGAAGACTTACGAAACTCTTCAGCTTTTCTGATAGCTTCCGCGTCCAGAACCACACCAAGCCGTTGAGCTTCCTCGGTCAGTTTTGCTAGCCCTGCCGATCCTTGATTTAAGAGCGGCACGAGGCGCGGTCCGGCCTCTTCCCCGAATAATGCGGAAGCCAATGCACTCTTATTGGCTCCGTCGGCGTATCTCGAAAAGGAGTCGGCTAGTTCTGGCAATACCTGAGCGAAGTTTCTTAGACTTCCTTCGGTATCCGTAATCGAAACTCCTAGAAGCTGCAAAGCTTGTGCGCCTCGAGAAGCCGGGTTCGAGATAGCCTCCGCCATTCGGCCGCCGAACTGGGAAATTACTTGTCGAAGGGCCTCGAATTCCACGCCCGATTGTTCAGCAGCGAATTTCAGCTCGCTGAGTTGATCCACCGCGATGCCCGTCGACTGGGACAGTCGCTGGATCATTGAGATGTCTTGAATACTTCTTTGAAAGGCAGCCCAAGCGGCGTTGATCGACAAGAACCCTGCAGCCAACGCCGCGACGCGCGTCGTTACCGCCGACGCCATCGAGGAGAGGCGCGTCTCCATCTCTTTGGCGGTTCTCTTTGTGGCTTTCTCGAGGTCCTCGACGCTCTTTCTGCCTTCTTGCATACCCTTCTTGAGATCGACAACATCAGCACCGATCCTAATCAGAAGAGTCTCAACGGTTGCGGTACTGTCGGCCATGTTAGTGAGGTCCGTACGGTTGATCCTCCGGGTTTCCGAAGGCTTCTTGATACATCTCCTTGACCTCGTGCTCGGTCAGACTGCCATACATCTTAGGCGGTCTTCGAGCCTCAATAAGCCACCATACTTCGGTCGGAGTGAGCTCCCAAAACTCTTGAGGGCTCACCGCTTTGTCTCGTCCGACCAAGGTCTTATAAGCGGACTCTATGAGGCCTTGGTCGGAGACCCGTTTCCCGCGGAGACTTCCTCAGTCGCATCTTCGACTGTATTCGTCTCGACTGCGGCTTCCAATTTCCTACGCTGAGCCGGGGGTATCATCATCATCCACAAAGCGATGACGACATTCGATGCTCCGGCAGCTCCATTATTGTCCCAGAGCGCTTCGTACACTTCATCGTCTGTGACCTTCGCACCGGCGTACCGCAGCACAGCGGCGTAAGCCATAGCGGCTTTAGAGAAAGGAACGTGTTCCCCCTTCGCTAGATCAGCTGAGGAAATGCATTCCTCGATCTTAGCGATTGCACGAAGAACGCGGTTAGGCGGAATGACATACGTCTCGCCTTTCCACGTCAATTCGATCTTTTCGAACACGCTCTTAGGCATACGGATTACGTTGCTCATGGTTTGGCTCTCCTCGTCAGTTCATCACGAGAACTGGTAGTCGAATGTCACAGGGCCGCTGTTCTGGAACGTTGCCTCGTAAGTCATGGCGTCATTGTAAGCGCCAGTCTGCGAAAAGCTAGTCAGAACAAAGGTTCCAGTCATCGTCTCTCCCGTAGGAAGTTCCCACATGAGAGTGCCTGTGCGATTGCGGCGAACGAAGTCATCGAGAAGCTGGCTATCCTTAGCGATGCCTTGAACTGTGATCTCAACTGTGTCCTCGGCAGCTCCATTATTATCAGCCAGCTTTCGCCACCCATCGTCGTCATCATCTGTGACGTTAACGGGCTCACCGGCAACGGTAAGAGTCTTCGTACGGACACCTAGAAGGTATTCGCCTTTCCAACGAACCTTAGCCTTTCGGCCCTTGAATGCGGTGCCCGGCGATACGGTTGCAGCAACCATCTTGATACTCCTCTAGTTCTGCCTCAACAGCTCAAAGTTAGCCACAAACAAGTGCCGATCATTGTCGTCTCGCCCGATGTGGGATATGTTCGACACCATCTCGACACCTACAAAGTACAGAGTCTCCGTTTCAAGCGGCGATGCGTCAGTCAATGAAGTTGCAATATCTTCAAGCTTATCATACCCTTCGAGGTAGTTCTTGGACCTCACTCGAATTTGAATAGAGGCGTTCTGGAGATCCAGCTCATCTGTATCTTTCGGACCACCCCCTTGATCATAGACGGTGATCGTCTGGTTCGGCTGTGCAGGTTCCTGGGAGACGTTGATGCTCCACGTCAACTCGGATTGCCCCGCGAACACTCCGAAGAGGCGAGAGTGAAGGTACTGAGCGATCTCGTAGGCAGGTGTCGTCATGCCTGCTGTATCTCAGCCGTTGCATATCGCTTGACCAAGTCGATCACCTCACGCAGAGACTCCTTGTAGGGATCCTCAAGGAATTTCGACTTGCCCGGGTTCCAGTAACTACCAAGTCCAGAAGGACGAGGTTTTCCGCGTAGCTTCTCCTCGGTGTTCTCATGAACAAAGATAGCATAGGCGGCTCCGTATCCCACTTCTACTGCGTTTGATCCGTCAATCGCCTTACGAGTAAAAGCGCTTGCTCGCAAGAAACCGTACTCCACAGGGGTCTGGCGCATCGATCGACGTTGAACCAGCAGGCCTCCAGCAAACAATCCCTTCATCGCACCTCGTTCCCCGGCGGAAGAGGCGCGAGTGAGCTTCTCAAGCGTTCTGTGGAGCTGTTTGAGTTCGACTGAAACCTTTGCCATTACAGAAGAACCTTATACAGCGTCACCGAGTTGCTCAAGTTAGGGGATTGCTGTACTGATCGGATTTCATGAGCTCCTTCTACGTCTCGAGGATCCCCGATATAGGTGTGGTCGCCGAGTGAAAGAAACCCTCGAAGCTGAACAGCTTCATCTGTATACACTACCGCCTCACTCAAAAACTCGCGTCCTTGAGCATCTCGCGCGAGGGACTGACCGTTCTGCCAGCGGACACGCAAGATCTGGGGTTCGCCAAATTCTACGCTGCCGAAGCCGTCATTAGTTCCTGGCGGCCAGTAAGTAGCTTCCTGCAATAAGTTCTGACGGAAGCTCATAGCACTTTCACGAGGGTTCTGCGCTGACCGATCATGGCAAGGCATCCATTAGGATCGAGCGCGATGGCTTGCAGACCGTAAGTTGTAGTCCCTAATCCATCAGACTTCAACGTGGGGAGACTGTATGAAGTCGAAGCGTCGCCCAAGGACTCGCTTGTGATATTCCCAGCGCCTCCATTTGTATGAACAGACAATGATGCGATAAGATGGGCAGACACCCATTTTACAATCGCTCTCTGCAATGACTCAGATAGACTTGCTACGCAATTCTCTACCATGAGCACCGCATCATCGATAATCGACTCTATCTGATCATCAGTCAGCTCAGTCGTAATGATTGTACGTACTTGGCTAACTGTAGGCGTAGCGATAGCCATCGATTTATCTCCTTAGTCCCCCGGCCGGCCCCGAGAGCTTTGAACCGGCCGGGGGTTTCCGACCGCTCAAACCCTGGTCGCAAGCACATCCAGCAGGTCTTGACGACGAGTCGGAAGTTCGCTATCGATCACTCCCGCCTTGAACACCTTTTCACGCCACTGCGCAATGTTCTTCGCCCCTCTCACCGACTGGCCCTCTTCGATCAGAGAAAGAATGACATCACGATCAATCGACGGCTTATCGGGCACGACAAGGGAGGACTTGATAGTCGAAGATGCCAATTCTTTCAAGACCATCCCCGAAAGTGTAAGACGGCGAGCCTCTTCGGGAGTCAGCATGATTTCGTCTCGCGCACCCGGATTGCGTGGAGTCTTGGCGCTGTAGTGCACGAACGGCTGAGACTTACGCTTGGTCCGTACACCCGTCTCAGGATCGATGAAGGACTGCGCGTCGCCTTCTCTTCTGCTAATAGCTCCGCGAAGAATACGATAGGGCTTGCGGTTCATTTCTTTCTCTCTCCTCGTTTTGTGAAGAGGAGTCGGCAGAACTGCTTCTACCGACTCCAAACGCATACTCCAACTGAAGGCCTAGATACTCAGACCTTACGAAGCCTCAGGGAACAGGTGAGTAATTCCGCTGCGTCCGTCGAAATCGGACTTGAGACGAGGTACCCACACAGCCATGACCTTGAACTCCTCGACCATGCCGCCCGTAACCGTCCACTGAACGGTCGAAATATCCTGGCCAACGGCGAGATCCACCACGTCCTTGGTGAGCGTCACGAGCACCACATTGTCACCAGTGAGGAAGTCGGCTACCTTGACTTCTTCGATGCCTGACAGAGCGAGGATCCTCTCGCGTACCGTCCTCGTATCACTCGAGTTCGGGCCGCGATAGTCCTCGTCCAGTTTGGCTTCGTAGTGTGCCGGGATGTACAGTACCCACGGACCGTAGTGACGAGCGTTGCGCGACGCCTGCTGCATCGCCTGCACGTCTTCGATGATCTGAGCGTTCTCGCCAGCAGCGCCGTCCAGCTCATCCCATGCCGTCGCCATGTTCACACGGTTGCGGTCAGGATGCGTCGTGTAGCCGTAGATACGTGCTGCGCCGAGCGTCGGATCGGTGACCTGGATCTCCGAGTTGCCATTGAACAGGATCTCCTCGGTCTTCTCCGCCACAAGTCGACCAGCGATTGCAGCTGCCGCCACGTCGATACCCTCGCCGAAGGTGCGCGATGCGACAAGACGCCGAAGCTCAACCTGAAAATCCTTGTGGACAATCGGCACAGGGACGAGCTGCGGGCGAAAAGCCGGCGTATCCTTCTGACCCTGCGTAACCGCCGACATATCGACGTCCGCAGGAGTCATGTCGGACATACGATCCCACAGGGATACGGTCATGCCAATGGACCCGAGATTGTGCTCGAGACCGCGAGACCTAAGATCCATGACGCCGGTAAGACGCTGGACAGCCGACTCGATGACGACACGATCAATGTCTTTCCACTCGTCATACTGGAGCAACGCTGTAGCGTTGGTTCTGATCTTGACGAGCTGGCCCTGCGCATTGATCGCCAAGACCTTGGACTGCCCGTCCTTATCGATGAACGGGCGGCGGCTCATAACATTGATACGATCACCCCCGACTACATCAGGAGCTGGGGCGACCATTGCGTTGAGATGATCAGGCATTGCGACTAAACTCCTTGGCTTGCTCTAGCCGGTTAGAGGACCTCGACCTTGATGCGAGCGTGCGTACTGCCGCCCGAGTTGTTGACCGCTTCCAAGGCGCGAGCCACTGGATTAGTCGTGCCAGACTGGAGCGAGCCGTCGCCCGCCGAGTTCAGAAGTGCCCCCGCTGCCACGTTCTGACCGGTATCGAGGAGGGCATAAACCTGATCCCCTCGCTGAGCATGCCAGGCCGGCACCGTATCATGCTGAACATAATCGGCATCGATACTACCACCCGTATAGCTGCTCTCACAAGCAAACACGGGAGAAGTGGCGCCGGCAGCCGTATCATGCGGCTTGAACCGGCCCTGACTATCGAACATGACGAGCATGCCGGGCTTGATGCTGCCTTCTGCGCACACGCGCTCACTATGAGGAGTATTAGTGCCGCGAAGAAGGATAGTCTTCGGGGTATCGGACGAGCTCATTGTACCGTTCTCCTAAGATTGAGTGTGACCGATGATCAGGCAGTCTTCCGACCTTCTCGCTGCTTCTTGAAAACAGCCAGTGTGGAGACCGGCGCCATCGCTGCAATAACCTCGTCCTCGTTGTCATGATCGACCAGCGTGCGAGCACGAGCCGAATAGACAGGAGTCGGAAGCAGTCCGTCAGCGATTGTCTCGAGCTGATCAGTCGACCACTGCTCAATGACCTTGCGATCCATGCTCGAGTTGCTGACGATGCGCTCAATCAACTGGTTGCGGCGGTTCTTGACCTGATTGTTAGCCAAGCGGATAGCCGCACGATCCTCTTCTGACAGCAGATGAGGAGCCAAATCCTTGGCGAGCTGCTTCGGGTCGAGTGCCTTCAGATGAGCCTTAATCGCTTTGTCGACCGCAGCAGCGACCAATTTGGCCACGTTATCCTTCATCTTATTGTCCTCGCTGTCCTCACTGTCCGTAACCTTCTCCCCTTCTTCAGTCGACTCTTCTTCAGTCGACTCTTCTTCGTCTTCCTCCTGCTTTTTGAGATAGGCGTCGCGCATTTTCCTGAGCGTCTCCCCACTCATCATGCGCAAGGAGTCTTCATCGTCGGGAGTAAAGGGCGAGTCGTCGTTGGAGATAAGATCCGCAACGATCTGCCGATGATCATCGTCATCGCCTCGCTCATTGCCAAACAAGCAATTGAGCACTAATGCACGGTTCGAAGCGTCATTCTGAAGCGTGGACTTCAGCGTCTCAATCGCGGCCTTTTCCTTGCGACTCAGTTTCATCTTGTGCCTCCAGTTGTTGCGAACACCGCAACCATCTTGCCAACTACATGCACCTTCACTGTCTGGCAGAAGAGCGAGATGATTGGGCTTTACATCACGGTTCACGACTTTGTAAGTGCGCCCATTTATCTCGCCGTCTGCAGATACGTCCTTAGAGAAGTAACCGGTGCTTACGTCCATAGGTCGGCCATCAAGCAAGGCTTCTACCAAGCCAGGTGCGAGCTTGTTTGCTCGATCAATGTCGATCCACGCTTCGCCTTTCAACGATGGACCGTCCAGCTGGGCATTGAAGACCTGACCGATCTTCCATTTCGCCCAAATATCCGGTGAATTAGCTGAAATAAATTCCCCATTTTCCACAGGATGATTGATGGTTACGGGGACTCCGTTCCAGCTATCAGGGTGAAGTTCCTCAAGAGGCAGCAGCGCCTCGTTCATCACAACGTCAGAACGAGCCATCACTACGGGGACCACGAGATAATCTCGGTCCTCATAGCGCGTGAAACGGACTTCGCGCGCCACGAGATTGGTGGCGAAGCGCCTTCCCTTCGGTAGGTTGCAAGTGCAATCGTCCTTTGCCATAAAACGGCATATACCCAAGTGGGCAATGCCCGTCAAACGCGATTTTCAAAAAGAAACTCTGTAAAAAAGGATGGGATCCCAGTTACCAAGAAAATCCTCTAGAAAGAACAATGCGTTACTATCTCTAGAGGAAGTAATTCTACCATCGAATATCCATTCGGGATTTGAAGAACCCATCGGTGAGCTTTGATGAACAAATCGATGGTTTGCCATCACTATCGATAGTGTTTCGCGATCCAGGCGCGATCACGTGTCCAGCGACGATCCCAAGGCTTCCGCTGCCCATGGAAGATCACGATCCTTGCGCCCACAGGGAGGCCTGTAGTATGTCTTACGTCTCGAGGATACGAGTAGACTCCATCGTGTTTGCCCCAGCCTGGCTCACGCGCCTTAAGACAGAAACTGATCCATCCTTGATCACTTCCTTGATACCCGGCGAGAGATGCGATACGAGGGGACTTCTCGGGATCGAATGTTTCCCAGATCCATGAATACGCGCCAGCAGTAAAGAGAAACATGGATCCATTGTATACCTCAGGGACGTTCACTCCCGGAACTTTCCAGCCAACGAAGGGGTCAGGGCGATCAAAGATGTGGGTAACATCGCCCGTCAAAATGACATCGAGATCCATTGACAGGATCCTGGGCCCAAATACTTCCGCCATCTCTTTCGAGAAGATCTTCAGCCGGCGGTAGCACGACGGCAAATGCTTACCTGAGATGTTAGGCAGATTGCTGTGGTCTTTCCAGAGCTTATACGTCTCGCAATCTAAGCCCCTTGGATCGTCAGTGATGCAGACAAAGCGGTGAGGACGAGGATAGTGCCTCTTGATCATCTTCTGGAGGGTGTGGACGTGTTCGGGCAAGAACACTGTCTTATACCCGGGAGAGTTCCATTTCCAACATACGATTGTCAAAGGTGCATTTACTACAGGAGGCGGTGAGCTTTGAAGGTGAGCCGCATGCTCTTCCCAATAGTCGGGTTGCTCCGCCAGAAGTTTCTCGACACGCATTCTTGCAGCAGCGACTTTCTCAGTTTCCTCTCGCTGCTGCGCCGCTATGAGCATATCCATTTCGTCTACTTGACGGATAGCGGCGGCAACCTCACGCTTTGAAATATCTACAATGGAAGAGCCGGGGTTATCGATTGAAGGTATCGACCGAGCACGAAGGAGAAGATCTTCATAAAGGAAGCGATCTTTCTTTCTCACTTGCCCGAAGTACAGAGGAACCTCAGCCCAGTAAAACCCGCCTTCATCAGAAATCTGCGCCATTGTCTTGTGAGCGCGACTTCCGCTTCTATAAGCTTCATAGATTATCTCGGCGAGCACATAGGGGATCGCCGGACCATCTTTCATAGGGAAAGATTTTAGAATGGCCATGAAACCACCTTCTCATAAGGGAAAGAGTCGCGTACGGTCTTCCATCCCTTCTGCTTGCTGCGCTCGGCGCGAATGCGTTTGATAGCGTGCGCGTCTTCGACGCTCTTTCGACCGAACTCTTTAGGCGTTGATGCGTCTGGAGTATGCTCTCGCCCAACTCTGATAAGTATGAGGGGCAGCTGCTTGACGGCTGACGCTTTGAGCATCACTCGATCTCGGAAATCCCAATCGGTTCCGTAGTACCCCGCGAAACGCTCATCGTATCCTCCCACTTCGTCATATAGCGCCTTGGTCAGAAACCAGGAGTTAGGATGGAACTTGTACGGTTCGAATGTCTGATCGTTGACGCGAGAGAAACGATAAGCGATGCGAGGATCCAGGCGATTACTGAAAAGGAGAGCTGACAAAGTATCGTTGGGAATAAGATGATCCATGTCAGTCAGAAACACCCATTCGTGACGGGCATGCTTGACACCGATGTTGCGACAAGCGTCTTGGTTCCACCTTACATCGACTTTCATTCGGAAAAGCTGAAACTCGAACTTCCCTTTTGTAGGGGGAACCGCTGGATATCTAGGCGACCCATCATCCACAACAATGTACTCGAGGCGTTCTTGGACTTGTGGGTTGTACTGATTGAATTGATGGTATTGCCGCCTCAGCATTACCGGGTTCTCGTAGTAGGCCATGACTACGGTGATCTTATGCATGGTTGAATTCCTTCGTAGAGATAAGAGGAATAGATTTAGACCATCGGCTGTCACTCACAACCGTAACTTTGATGCCAACCTCTATGAGCTGAGCAATCATCAACTCCATTTGCTTCGCCCATTCTTTGTACTTCCCCTCTTTCGTCGCTCCTTTAGGGGACCACGGATAGGGATCGTACCAGTAAGGCTCACCTTCCGGACTGCGGCCCATGTCAAATCCAAACATCCACAGATGGTCAGGTTTGAGGTGGTAGACTAGGTTGAGTGCGCACGCTCCGCTATTAGATCCGTGGAGCGTATCGATTGAAGTGGAGAAGACATGCTTCTTGTCGTTACCTTTGAACCGCGTCAGCTTACGCCACGTCGATCCTCCTCGATCCCATACATTCTTACATGCTGAGTCACGAAGCCACGTCCATTGATCGAAAGCAAGCAGCTTATCCCATCGATACTCTACCCATAGTCGATCCATAGAGATGACTGTATGGACTTCGGGAAGGTGTATCGCCGCATCGTTCACGGCGATGATCTGGCCTTTGAGCTTCGTCGGCGAGATGTTCCGGAATGACCATCCGCCAGCAACGATAGAGATAGTCACCACTTCCTCCACACGATCCGATCACATTTTGTAGATCGTTGAATGACCTGGGTAGCCCGGAAGTAACGCTCGAGCTGCTTGATCCATTCCTTCCGGTTGTGACGGACATCGACTATGAGAACAGAGTCTCGACTTGTACGGGAAGCGACGAAGTCAAGATAGTCGTCAGGCGGGAAATGGAAGCACCAGCTTTGAAGGGAGAAGACTAAGTCGAAATGCATCAACGGAACTTTATCGAGCGTATCCGGCGTAAAGTATCCCGCAAGTTGAGCATTATTCACTTGCCAGAAGTCGCGCGTTACAGCGCCTGAATTGAACGTCTGGGCGTGTTTCTCGACAACTGAGTCATCATCCTCACCGTCAAGCAAATACGCCTCAGCGCCGTCCCAGAAGCGTTTAAGGAGGATCCCGACACCCGACAGTCCCGATCCCACGTCAAGGAAGGACTTTACATGACGCGGTGAAGCGAGTTGTATAGCGTTAGCATCCTTCGAAATCGAATGATGGTACAACGTCAGCCATGTCGGTAGATCGTGCGAATAGTCCCATAGAGCGCCTCGTTGCAGTTGCAAGTAGCGCAGATGGTCAGTATCAATAATGAGGCGATTGCTCATGGCCCCACCGTAACCGTCCAATTCTCCCACCAAGCTACGAAGGTGAACCAGGCCCACATGGTTTTTGCAAGGGCGGCGACTCCTACGAAGATGGTGAACCCGATCACGTCATTGAGAAGCTTCTTTTTCATGGGGCATCCCTATCTCTTTATGATCCACATCATCAGTTGATGGTCGACCAGCTCTGTCTTTTCAATCGTCCAGCCGCCCCATCTCTTGACCCTTTCGATCCACCAATTCGCATCATGCACCGTGATGTGGGCATTCCTTCCGTCAGGCAGTATCTCCTTCGCCGGCCGAGTAGCGATAGCGAGAAATACGCCTTTACCGGCGAGCGTGTAGATATGATCGATCACGTTGTCAAGCTTGCTTTCTTCGACGTGCTCGAATACGTCAGTGCACACGACTAGATCACAAGGCTTTGGCATCCCCCGTCGGTGCTCGATGCCGGGATCATAGCACGAGACGCGGATAGGAGGATCGAGCTTCGCCAGTTCGATGCGCAATGTTTCCTGACCCGATCCATAATCGAGACAAGTAGTACACTCGAGACGGCGGTAGAACTCGGCGACCTTTGCCGCGTACTTTCTTCCACTGACACCCCACCCGCTCTTGTTAGGCTTCTTGTCTTTGGATCCTAGCAACGCCTCCTTGTGCATCTGCGATAGCGTCTGCATGTAGGAAGTCGACACCAGGTCTTCGATCTTATGGCGATAGGATCCTCCGTGCCTCATAAACATCCCTAGATGGCCGAGATCCATCGCCCACAGGCCCTTCTGGGCGAGGCGCCAAGCGAGGATTGTCGCGGTGGGTCCAAGGCAAATGAGTATGGGGCCCGAGGGTTGGCCTACCTCTTCCTCGATGCGATCAATCTCGCGGTAGGCGTTAGTCCGCGGGCCCCATACTTCTCGAACGCTCCTCGCCTCCGCCTTGATGGCGTCGGGTCGAAGTGAGCGCAATCCTCCGATCACCAAAGTAACGTCTCGATCAACCCAGAGCGTCTTGACCTTATTCCAGTAGTCAGCCGTGTCGATCCACGGAGCGCTGTCGGGGCGAGTGATGAACGAAGATACGTATTTGGGTTGGGTATACAAAGAGCAGATATTCGTTGTCGCGAATTTCGACCAGGACGCTCGCTTAGGAGTTTCGCTGAATACGTTGGGGATGCCTACAAGGCATTTGCCGGGTTCGCGCAGCACGAGACGCAACTCGTCGCGCAGCTTATCACTGTATTCTCGCTGCGATACGCAGGTTCCTCCCAGCGCAAGGTTGATCTCTCCGTCTCCATATCGTGCGATGGAGCTTCCGCGAGTGATCAAGTCCAATGTCGTGTATTCATCGATCACCTCTGGGTATACTCCGACGGTTCCTTTACCAATGCGAGTTCCAGGCAGAGGTCCATACTTCTTCTGTTGCTTGTTGACCTTCATTCGATCCTCCAGATGATGTCTGATCCCGCGTGCGCTACTGGTCGATACCCCCAGCCCCTGATCATCTTGACAAGATCCTGGTACCGGTCGAACCACCCGAAATCCTTACGCGCCTCTTCGATCAGGAGAACCGGCGCATATCGAAGGATAGTGGAATAGGCTCCACGCAATGCGAAGAGTTCATGCCCTTCGATGTCCAGCGCAATCAAGTCACAGGCATCCAGCTGCAAGCTATCGATTGTGATCCCGGGACAAGGACCGACGCCTTCGCCTACCCTCCAATCTCCGACGTTGACGCATCCGTTGTGATCAGTAAGCACCGCTCGCATCGGATACACATTGGGAAGAAAAGCGTTCAGCGTAAGACAGCGAAAGAAGTGGGGGTTAGGCTCGAAGGTATAGACGCGGTCAAAATGCTTAGCAAGCCACCGCGGATAGGCACCCATGTGGCCGCCTGCTTGAATAACGACACCTCGACGTTGCACGAAAGGTAGGACAGCTTGCATCGTCTCAGCATGGCGGCGATAATACGTCCCAAACGTGCGCCCATCATGCACTGCCCATCCATCCTCGAGATGCAAGTCACGAAGGGCCTCGCAAGGAGGCATCATCTCATTTTTGAGTTTCATCCTCTAGCCCCTCGACGTAATTGAGTAGGAGAGAAGTTGAATTCAATAGCTGAGTTTTCAACTTCTCAAGACGTTGGAGACGTGCGGCGTCTTCGACGTCGACAACTCTGGTTTGAAGCTGTCCGATGGCAAGAGTAACAGCATAGACGAGATCCGCGACATGTGAGGCATTCCCGAGGTAGCGGACCTGTACGGCTGTGTGACGATGCCTGATCCTATTCATCTGTCAATGCCTTCTTCATCGCTTCTACAAAGCGTTGGTTCTGGTCTTCAAAGTATCGCCGAGGTGATCCGTGTACATGACCGTTGCGCCACGAAACATCGGTGAGTTCTTCGCGACAGTCCCAGTCACTCTCCACGTAATTAGCTAACTCATGTATCAGGATCCTACGAAGATCAGCAGTCTTGAGATACCAATAAGCATCTCGCTTGAGGATCAGGTCAAAATCTTTAAGACCTGCTTGAACCGTACGCTCATCGTACAAGATGCGCGCCGCTATATCGGATGCGCTCAGACCAAAATCATGATGAGCGATCCACATCACCATTCGACGAGCGGAGATAATGCGGCTTTTCAAGTTCCCTCTACGCCGCTCCTGCTTGAACAGCTCTCCCGCGTGAAACCCGAGTGCGGCTTCGACCGTAGCTGTGATTTTCTCTACGAGGTTCATTGGAGTATCTTTCCTTCGGAATCCACAACTACGGGAGCCCAGGCGCACCGGCAATTGGGATGTTGAGGGATCACCCCCGCCGCCTGCTCAATCGTAATGACGCGCCCTTCCCAAGGAGCACACTTCGGGCAGACCTTGTCGTCACGAGCAGTCAAATACTCTGCCATAGTCTTTACGCCTTCGATCCCTGCTTCCTTGTAGGAGTTGAGCTGGGCTTCAGCGTGTGCGGCGATCACCTCCGTACGAGCAAGACGACGAGCACGAGTGATCCCGATGTTGTCCACACGATCAACGATGGCACGAGCAACGGCTTTCGCCCCGGCGCCCTCGATCATCGCTTGAGCGAGTGTCTGGCTGATCTGCTGATCCATCACGTCCGTAATCCCTTCGAGTTGAATGTAGGCACGAGTGAAAATGAGACCCGCGCGATCAGCATGTGTCGGACGTAAGAATGCAGTTTGCAACCAACTATCTCTCACCTCGACTCCCTGCCGAGAAAGTTGTGAGCCAGCGTTGGCGAGACCCTTCTGATAAGCGCTCTGTAGATATACGTTCTGCCAAGCCTTTTGCGCTGCGCTAGATATGGGAGTACCGAGAGACACGCCAAGAATATCCTGCGCCTCCACTTGTCTTAGCCACTCCATGAAAGCAGCGACTTTGCGGTCAAGACGAGTGAAAGCAAAAGCTCGCCGGCCAGGGGCACGTGCAAAAGTCCTCAGCGGCTCAAGTCCAAAGACATCGTTCTCGACAATCGCTTCCCAGATCGCGCGGCGGATCGCCTTGAAACGCCGCACCATCTCAGCTTCATACTTGCGCCGAAGCAGCGCAGTGCGTGTCGGATCAGTACGCAGACGGCGATGGAGGTGAAGGCTATCACAACAAATCGATCTCATGGGTCTCCGCCTTCTTGATCTCCTCGAAGATCTCTGGTCCCAGGATGATCTTGCCGCGGTAGGGAACTACGTCTTCGAGATCGAGATCGTCACGATTGTAGGTGATGGTGATATGAGGCGCATAGGAAGCACCATAATCATGAGACCCCCCTAGTCTCACAACCTCCTCATGTCGATAGGTCAAGTCAGGAGAGGCGAACCTCAGTACAATCGCCCCTTCTCCAAATTCTTCGACGGATCGAGGACCGCCCGCCTTGATCGTCAGTTGCCCATTCTCATCTTCGTTCCAGCTATTGTTGAGCTTGAACCAGTCAATCGGAGTTCTAGAGTAACAGACGGTGACATGAAGCTCGTCTTCGCGGATGATCGAGCTGAACCCTTGCTCTTTAGCCCACTCCACGATGTCTTCGGCGTTGACCACGTTTCGGCGAATGTAGAGCGGCTTGACGAAGGATCCTCCTCTTGCCTTGAGCGTATGCAGCTGCGCACTCGTCAGAGACACAGGCTCTTCACTTTCGTCTGGTACGTCTTCGTCTGGTACGTCTTCGTCTGGCAAAGGCTCAAGCTCTTCTACTTCCTCGAATTTCGACTCAGGGTCTAGGCCGAGGAATACCTTTCGGAATTCACCTGGCGGAACGATCAGTTCAGCGCCGGGAGAAGTGACATAGTTGCGTAGCGTGTTTGACCGAGTCAATCCCACATTCGCGGCTTTATCGGGAGACAGAGCCTCGCCTGGCCAGTCCACATGCCATTCGCCATTCGGTTTCAGATTTCCTGTTTCGATCAATCGAGCGACGACTTGCTGGAGAATGTAAGGGATTGCAAAGTTCTTGCGACGCTCCTCGATGCGTTGCGCCCAGTTGTTCTCGTCCTGGTCACTCGACAACTCGCCACGCTCAGTGCCTAGCAGAATTCTCTTGGGTATCCCCACTGATCCGGCGATCACATCGAGAAGCTTGTCAGTCATCATCGAAGGATCTTGAACCGTCGCCTGAAGCATCTGTGCAGTGACACCTTGCAAAGCTAGTGTGCGGCGTAGCTGATGCTCGAATTGATCAACTTGGCTACGCATATCAGCGAGCGCTTCATCGGTGATATTCGCGTCTTTGTCGGCGGATAGCGCCATGCCTCCGCGTGCGTTGAGCCAGTAGACCTCTGACCCTGCGCCCATGATCTTCTCGAGATCGATCAGATGGTTGAAGATCGGCAAGAGGCGAGGCAACCCATAAATGTCGTCTTCTTCAGGGAATTCCGTGATATGCACAACGCGCGACCAATGGACACGGATCGACTTGCGCACGACTTGACGCTGGCCGCTGATGACTGGACCAGCCGTCTGCAACGTGTACATCGTCGGACGTCCAAAGCGCGGTGACGTCTCATCGTTGTCCCACTCGCTAATCGTGATGCTAGGCTCTCCGTACACCGCAAAGTAGAGAAGCGGATAGTTCCCGCGGCTAAGAGGCTTATCGAGGGGCAAACCGTCGCGAAAACCCATGACGAGCACCCCGAAACGTCCAACGCTAGCAAGCCGGTCAGCGCGTTCGCAATAGGCCAGGACATTGTACTTCTTGAACAGACTATCCGCAGCTTTCGTAAACGGCGAGAAGTCGTCTGTCCCTTCCTCTGCTGAGCTTCCGTCTTCGTCGCATAGCAGAGGCGGGTCTCGCCACGTTGCCGCGGGGAAGGCCTTGATGATGCGATTAGCAATCCCGTTCCTGTAGTACATCGCAAACAGCTGCTCGACTACAAGGTCTCGAGGATAGCCGAACTGGCTATAAAGGTCACGTGCTCCCTGGTGGGTGAGACCGAGAACCGATGCAATACGTTCGCGCAGAACGGTGACGACTGATCCCATTGACCATTCCTCCTCGAAATCAACCGGTCATAACGCCATAAACCCCCGAACGTCAACCGAATGTTACCACAGTGGTCCCGCGCGCCCCTTGGCGTCGTCACCCATCAATGCGGTCAAAACCCACACAGCAGCGTCCATACGATCCGGTGATTTATCGCCATTTAGAGGATCCCACGAGCACATTTGATCCTCGAGTTCTGGAAACATCCCGACGTGACAGACTCGGTTCTTTTCGTACAGTGTACTGATGGGCTCAGCCCTCGTTCGTTTGCCACGTGTGGCATGAACTGAACGGTAATTAACCCCACTACTCGTCCTCTCGCCGTCTCGTTTCATGGACGAGGCCACCGCTTGAATGGTGGTTCCGATCCAGTCCCCGCCATTATTCACTTCGCCAATGCAGAAGTCGGCATCCCACCGGTCATAGGCGTCGATCATGATGCGAGCGGCTTGAGCAGGGGTAGCCATGCGAGATAGATCTTCTAGGATCACCCCTCGTCCATCTTGCATCAAGCCTCCGACGATGATCCCATGCTCTGCAGCACGCTCAGTCGAAGTACTTGCTGGATCGAGGGCGACACCCACACGTTTTAAACGGTACTTCCACTTCTCCATCCAGCTTTCATGCGACTCTTCTCGCGGATCGAATGCCGGCAAACGGTTTCTCTCTATAGTATCTCGCTGCCACAGAGCTCCAGGAAAATCTTCGAGGATCTGCGCATAAATCTCTTGTTTACCGATTCGGGTGTTTTCGTAATCAAGAATGGTTTCTCGATACCACGTTGGATCCAAATTGTCCTTGTTCTCATGCGAGGTGCCCGTAACAGTGACAGTGGTAGCCATCGCCTTGATCTTCTTTAGTACCGCCAGAGGGCGAGGCGTTGTCGTGATCAGCTTCCTTGGACGATCATTAGACGCCTCTCTCATCCCAAATGACAGATTGTCCCAGACCTCCTGTGGATGCTTGTACTTAGCGAATTCATCGAGCCAAGCGGTGTCACCTGAGAAGCCGCGCAATTGGTCGGGCATCTCGTCCGAATATATGGTCGCCCATGATCCGTTAGGCCACGTCAATCGGCGTTTAGACGGTTCAAAAGTCGGACGTTCGCTCGGATGAGTGTTTCGAAGAAAGCCGCCGGGACCCTCGATCATGAAGTCACGAGCGTCGGCAGGCGTCTTAGCGACGAGGGCGCTCCAGCGGCCCTTCCACGACATTGCTCGAGAATGAACCCATTGAGCGCCTGTTCGGGTCTTGCCAAACCCGCGTCCCGCCAATATCAGCCACGTCGCCCAATCACCTTTTGGTGGGAGTTGCTTTGTTCTTGCCCAGAACTCCCACTTCCATTGCAGTTCCGTCAATTGTTCTCGGTTTAACGAGGCGAGCATCATCCTCAGCTCGCTCTCCGGCATCTTGGCGATCTCGGATGCGAGTGAGGCGTCCGACGATAACCTCAAGGACATCTACCTGCTTCCTTTCGTCTTCGTCATCGTCACTGTCACTATCGCTCATGAGTACTCGTTCACTATACTCATCGCGCCAACGGCAGGCCATGATCTTCGACCAGGTCTTCTCGCGAAAATCCTTGTTGCCAAGGTTGACAGAGGCGATCTCTTCCCAGTAAGCCTTGGCGCAATCGTTCGCATAAGCGAGCGCTTCTCCGAACTCGGGATGGGTGAAGCGCCACTTTCTCATGGCCGCACGTGTTACACCGATGGCCACCGCCATCTGAGTTTCTGTCCAGCCTTTCTTTCCCCAGTCGATGACTTTCTGGCAATATCGCGGCTTGTAGAGCGGAATAAGAGGCCGCCAAGGCGGGTTGCCAGTAGGCGGAATTCGACCGGCCTGTGATTTGCCTTTCGGGGCTTTGCGCGCGCCAACTTTTGCCACTAGTCGAGCCATGCCTTCTCTCACCTCAAATTTTGCCAGACTTATCATCGACGGGCTTCTACAGTCAACCGTCTAACCTCAAACCTTTGATTTTCAAGGATCTTAACCATACATTGAGAGGCCTTACGAACTATGTTAGTTGTCATCCAATCGAAGGAGAGCTTCACCATGATCCTACTCAAGCACCTAGCACGTGAATACGATGTGGACCCGCGCAAGTTGCGCTCGCGCTTGCGCAAGAAGTTCGGCAAGCACTCGAGATGGCAATGGAAAGACGAGAGCGACCCAGAGTTGGTGAACGTACGGATATTCCTGTCTCAATCCTCTGGGAAGACCACTGTCGTCTCGCGAAAAAGGCCTACCTCCTCACGGGTGAGCTCCACGCATTCGCCCCCCGCAGGCATGTTGGCGGCGGCCATTTTGTCATCCCCGCCCCTGACGATCTCGACGCGATACGAGAGAACATAGATCGAGGTCTTCACACAGCTCAGATCCTAATAACGAGGAATGAGTTCATGGCATCCTCTATCAACCATTCGCTGAATTTGCCACGCGCTAAGCCAGCACCATTCAGCAAGTACCATTCGAAGTTCGGCTTCTACTGCTACAGCGACGATGGCCGTTTCTGCTTCCACAACTTCCATTCCGCTTACGCCGCTAAGCACTTCCTCGAGTTCATCATGCAAGGGAAGGACTGGCGGTGGATCAAGGAAAATGAGATCGTCGTAGAGAACGGGACGCGCATCCGAGGCGAGCGCGTGGACGATCTTGAGCGCGCCTTGACCCACAAATTCACCTCCGACGAGGCGAAGTACGAAATCCCCGAGCCGGACCTCACCTATTATCGATCCTTTCTGGGGTTGAGCCGCATCAAAGCGCTACCAGACGAACGTCCACCTGTAACACGTGCCCCTACGCCTCCTGAAGTCAAAGTGAAGAGGAAGAAAGAAAAAATCAAGGCGGGCGCCTATGTCACCATCGGAGACATCGCTCAAGAGTTGAGGCGTAAACCTTCAGAGCTGAGGGGCATTCTCCGCAAATTGAAGATACCTAAGCCTGAAACAGGAAATTGGGCATGGCCACCGAGCGAGGCTGAGCGCATCAAGTCCAAGCTTCGAGCCCAATTGAAGTAGTATAGACCCTGCCGCGTAACGACGCATCCTTCTGCTGAGTTAACCTGGCGGGACCTGCCAGGCGCCTGCCGCACCTGCCGCCAGCCCGCCGCCGCTACTGCCACCGCCGGTCGACACGTGGCGAGCCTTGTGATATGGCCTCGTGGCAAATCGCCACTAGCAGGTCCACACCTTCCAATGACCCAACACCGCCATCCTCCCTTCCTGATCGCCGCAGGGATCTTATTCCTTGCACTTACACTTCTACTATTGTTCCACCACGTCCGGTCCATCAGCGATCTCAACCTGACGCACTTCTGGATTGTGGTATCCCTGACAGGCGCGCTGATCACCGGTCATGCCTCAGCTCGCACCACTTTCGGGTACCGCTTCTACGCTTTCATCATGTTCATCGTCTGCACTATCGTTTGCGTCACGTTCAGCGCCGGACGTAGCGCTGTGCTCATGGAGCAATATGAGCGAGAAGCCCTCAAAGGATCCCAAGAATACGCTGCATTGATCGCCGACATTCCGCGCTTGCAATCTCTCGTCGATCAAGCAAAGGCGCAAGCAGACGGAGCGCAACGAGCTTTCACTGCAGCAGCCGAAGCGATGGCCAAAGAATGCGCATCCGGCAAAGGCATCCGATGCGACGGCAAGAAAGAGGCGGCCACACTAGCGCAATCGAACGCCACGACTCTGTATACCCGTTATGAAGAGCACAAAGAAGCTCTCGACCACGCTCGTGCTAAGCTCGAGTCGCTGAAGCCTCCCGCCCCCGCCAACGAAGAATTCCAGTCGTTCGCTCTTCCAGTGGCGTTCCTTTCTGGCAAGCCGGTTTCCGAAGTCATGGACACAGTCAAGTTCTTCGCTCCTTACGTTCTGGCATTCATCTTAGAGGGCATGACCATCTTCTGCTTCAACGCTCGATACCCCGTCACTCCCCACTCTCCTCCTCCGTCGACCGTGACCGTGACCTATCCTCCCACAGAGAGGATCGATGTGGCTCAACTCGCCCGAGAGCTGGGTAAGTCTCAGTCAGCCTTGCGCAAGCAGCTCCGCGCCACGATGCCCAAACCCCTTCATGGGTCCTGGTCATGGTCTCGAGAAGAAGCGGAGCGTATCAAACAGCAACTCGCGTCAGGCATCGGGAGCGTGCATTAAACGCTCGAGGTTCGCCGCTGAGGCCCCTTCGCTCGCGCTATTGATCGTAACCTCGCAGCGACTTGAGCGGCGCTACGCTCGGGCTGATCGTTCCAGGTCGCTATGTCCCTGAGACGACTTATAGCCAGCGCTATAGCTAGCTCATCATCGCCGCCTATCTTTCTGATGGCTCCGATAGCGCACCAGCGTACCGCCTGAGGGCTGGTCGGATTGATGGGATCGCCCTTTTTATCTCTCGCCAAGACCTCCTGCGTCCAACATCCGGGTTGCTCGATCAAGTCAGCGGCCGCAAGTATCAATTCTCTGGATTTCATGACAGGCCTCCTTCTAGTCTCTTCTTCATACATCGAACTAAAACCCCAGTTCAACTCTTGAATTCTCCGTTGAGTCGAAGTCAAAAGACCCGTATATATAGATCATGGTTGATCAAGGAGAGACTACAATGACCCATCTCGAAGATATCAAAATCGGCGATGTGATCAAGTTCAACCCGGGCTACGGCGCTCGTCGCCCCTCCGTCACAGTGCGTCTCACGCAGCGCCCCAAGCTCGAAGCAGGGAAATGGCTGATCCAAGGAGTCTTGCTCAAGGCTCGCTCGCGTATCACGCAAAGCGCCATTGGTACTGAGCGCCTCTGGGTCTATGACCGAGACGAAGTCGAAGTGAAGTGAAACTCTCGGCGCCGCCAGATCGTCCATTGTGGGCGGCGCCGAACCACCTTAACGTCCATGCATCGCTCATAACCGAAGGAGAGAGCTATGACTGACTTTGAACACCTGAACAACCTGCGTCTTCTCAACGGCAAGAAGCCTCTGAAGACTTGGAAGGAGTCCAAGGAGCGTTTGCGTCTCGCAATCGACAAGGAGGAAGAGGCCTACGCCAAGTTTGCGTCGCGCCCGAGTATCCCTGACGAAGCCATTGAGACGCTGAAGCAGACAGGCACTGTCACACTCATCATGAACGAGCCCCAGACAGTGACGTTATCGCAAATCGCACGTGAGCTTGGCATCGATCCCAAAGTTGCACGTGCGAAAGCGCGCCGCTTGCGTCTTTTCCTCCAGACCTTGGAAGTCGCCAAGCACACCTATGACATCTCCAATCGTGACCGTGTCTCTCAGCTTCTCGTTCGCGACCACAGGAAGTGAGAGATCCCCTCCCCCTGGAGCTGGAGTTCGTTTTCCAGCTCCAGTTTTTTTTTTTCACGCGCGCACGCGCGTACACAATACACTCTCTTTTTATTGATTATTTTTATATGAAAATCAGCATAGAGAGCCGGCGTCACCGGCTTCCGCTCATGATTTTCAGTGTGAGAGAATCATGAGCATGTTTCTCACGGAGAAAGAGAGCGTATGTACCCCCTGGAGAGAGCGAGAAGCATGCTCATGCTTCCCACAGAGAGAGAAGCATGCTCCACGCCAGTATTTACCGGCTCTAGCGTGACCTCCAGTCATCGTGTTTCTCAAGTGTGCGAGATGTACACGCGCGCGCGTACGCGCACACGCGTATACACGCGCACGCGCTGTCGCCGGAGTTTGAGTTTTTTAACGAACTGTGCGATACAACCTCTAGGACTGGAGAGCGCCTCCAGTACCGGTTCTCCGGTAGTAGCATGCTGCACCGGACACATGGAGTCGATCATGAAAACCTTCACTATCTCTCAACTTGCTCAGGAGCTCGGCCTCCATCCAAAGCGGGCACGAGCGATCCTGCGCAAGAGCGGTAAGGTTCGCGAGGGCACTCGTTGGACGTTCCCAAGCGACCAGAAGTCTGAGCTCAAGTCGATCCTCAAAGTCGCGACCAAGCCTGCCAAGAAGCAATTGACGCCCAAGCGCAAGCAGCGCAAGGAGCCGATTGCAGCTGATGAGCATCCCACTCTCATGTAGCCCACTCTTAAGAGTACGACTTTGCAGCCCAAGCTAACCCCTCGGGCTTTTTTTTTTGCAAATCCGAAAGATTTCTATTGCATGGCCTCCGCTCTATCCCCATATGTCTTTCATACGGAGATCCAGCCATGCTTCAAGAACTCGAAGCTCGCGTCGCCGCCGCCCGCAAAACCTACCTGCGCACGCTTCGCCGTGTCGACTATGATGCCTACATCCTCGCCCTGAGAGATCTCTACAAAGCGCGCAGGTCCTCCCATTGAGATAGCTGAGCAAATCACCCATACTATCTTTATCGACAAGGAGAGAACACCATGACTCAGATCGACATCGCTGCCAACATCCGCCGCCGCATCGCTCGCGAAGTCCTCGAAGTCGCCGCTGACCTTCACGATCGCGCCCTCGTTCGCGACTGCCGCGAGGTTCTCGCTGAGGATCCTCGCCGCCTGCGCACCTCGAAGGCTTGGCAGCGCATCCGCGACTTCTACTACGCCATGGAGGCTTGATATGGAGATACCTCCATCAATGCCAAAGGTCGCACCGACCTGGTTCTGAAGTATCTTCGCGGCGCTCGTTGCTATGTCCTGAGCACAATTTCCATTCCGTGTGGTTCGATACGTTGAACTCAGCCAAAGACGTCTGCACCGCGAATTGATCAGCGGTGATGTGCCATGATCGACACGTCGTGAAATCCGTCTCACACCATAAATTGAGGTCACATGTTCTAGAGGAAGCCCAGCACTCAAACGCTGGGCTTTTTCTTTGACAAAAGCCCCCGAGGTTCTTATCTTCACTCCAGTCTAACACCTTGGAGAGACCTCATGACTACGCCTACGCAACAAGTCGTCAAGGAGCTCGAGACAGCGTTCGACTTCTTCAATCGTCGCTTGTTCGACTCTTCGCTTCCACGCTGCATGATCTTGCTTCACCGCCACCGCAACGTTTACGGGTACTTCTGGCCGACGCGGTGGGAGAACGGAAAGGACAAGCTGCACGAGCTCAGCCTCAATCCTGACTGGCTCAAGGATCGCCCGCTCAAGCAAGTGCTCAGCACCCTCGTGCATGAGCAAGTCCATCTGTGGCAGCAGTGCTTCGGCAAACCCCCGAAGAACCCCGGCCACAACAAGGAATGGGCAGACAAGATGGAGTCTATCGGCCTCATGCCTTCGAGCACCGGCGCTCCGGAAGGAAAGCGCACCGGGCGAAAGGTTAGTCACTACATCCTCGATGGCGGAGCGTTCGACACTTGCTGCGATGAACTCTTGGACAAAGGGTTTCAGCTCAGCGCCGTAAGCTGGCCAGCCGATCTCAAGAAGAAGAGGACGCGAACCAAGCGCATCACGTATACTTGCCCTGACTGCGAGTTGAAAGTTCGCGGGGTTCCTGAGTTGCACATCTTATGCGGAAATTGCGAACAAGTCCTGAGTTGACAATTCTTGACCCATGCATCTAAGATCCCGCGTCACTCTCACTGATGCGGGGTCTTTTTCTAATGATCTACACTCTGTCGTACCAAAAGGAGATGATAGCACTTCCCATTCGTGCTCGAAACATCCTAGAGGCTGCTAAGACTTTCTTCTCATCTGAGCCAACTGCTTTCGTGTTCATCGTTCAACCCCGTCTTGCATTCGTTCGTCAAGGCTCCTATGAATTTCGCATCGAGGCTTTCACTCTTCATTGAGGTCTTTCATGAAGACTTACACCATCTTGATCAACGGGCATCCTTACATCGTCAAAGCCGATACTCTCACCGAGGCCTACAACGTCGCTTACCGTATTGCGAGCGTGTCCGTTGCAACCTGCGAGCTGTATGGATCGCTTCACCCGGCGTTTCTCAAAGACTTCCTCGCTCGGCGCGTCCAATGAGACGGGCTTTTTCTTTGTGCGACGGCAGCAAATCATCTATATAATCGGTATCGATACCGAAGGAGAGACGTCATGAAATGGTCACCTCAGCAAGCCGCCTTCATCGACTGGGCGCATACGGGCAAAGGATCCTGCGTTCTCGAGGCTGTTGCTGGCGCTGGCAAGACAACCACGCTCCTCGCCGCCGCCCGCAAGATGCGCGGCGACATCGCCATTGTAGCTTACAATAAGAAGATCGCTGCTGAAATCAAGGAGAAGACGCAGAACGATCCGCACATTCACGCTGGCACCGTCCATTCGTTCGGCAACCGTGCCTATCGCCGCGCCTTCCCCCATCATACGCTCGAGCGCAACAAAGTACGCGACCTCGCTGAGCAGCGTTTCCCGAACCTCTCTGATTTCCATGGGCCCCTCGTCAAGCTCGTCAGTCTCGCCAAGCAGCGAGCCCTCGGTGTCATCGGCCGCCTCGATGATCACATTCAGTGGGAAGACCTCATCGACCATTTCGATCTGGTCGACAGCAACAAGCCGGAGGACTTCATCGCTTCAGCCATCGAGCTTTTGCGCCTCAGCAACTCCGTCAAAGAGGTGATCGACTTTGACGACATGATTTATCTCCCTCTTCTGCTCAACCTTCCATTCCGCCGCTACGATGTAGTGATGGTGGACGAGGCGCAGGATACGAACCCGGCTCGCCGCGCTCTCGTGCGCGCTATCCTCAAGAAAGGCGGCCGCGTCATCGCTGTAGGCGACCGTCATCAGGCGATCTATGGATTTACCGGGGCTGACAATGACAGCCTTGACCTCATCGCTTCAGATTTCGATTGCGTCCGTCTTCCTTTGACCGTTACTTATCGTTGCCCTAAGAAGATCGTCGCTTTTGCACAGCAGTGGGTTAGCCACATCACCGCTGCCGACACAGCTCCTGAAGGTGACGTCTCCGTTTCTTCTTACGATGATTTTCTCAACAGTGCTCGCAACAATGCGACGCTGCGCACCTCTGCCGTCTTGTGCCGCAACAACAAGCCGCTCGTCGAACTAGCTTTCCGCCTGATCCGTAACAGGATCCCATGCAAAGTCGAAGGTCGCGAGATTGGCGACCAGATCAAGAAGCTTGCATTGCGCTGGCGAGTACGCTCGCTCGATGCGCTACGCACCAAGCTGGACGACTACTTGTCGCGCGAGACGACTAAGCTGCTGGCCAAGAAGAAGGAAGACAAGATCCAGCAGATCGAGGACATGGTTGAGACCATCAAAGTGATCATCGATCAGTGTCACGCCGAGAAGAAGAACACGCTCGCTGATCTTGAGCGCTACATCGATGAGCTCTTCGCCGATGATGTCAAAGGAATGCTCGTCCTCAGCAGCATCCACAAGTCCAAAGGCCGTGAATGGGAGACCGTGTATTGGCTCGACCGTGCTGGGACGTGCCCGAGCAAGTGGGCGAGGCAAGACTGGCAGAAGGCTCAGGAAGTCAATCTCATGTACGTTGCAGCAACGCGCGCACAGCGTTCGCTGATTGAGCTGTACGCGCCTCCTAAGGAAGACCGTCTCGTCACTCCTAGCGAGACTGCCGCCGCCGTCACAGCCGTTCTGAACGCCCCTGAGAAGGCACCTGTCGCTGTTCCTCGCGACCTCGCTTCTCTGCCGGCTGAAGAGCTCGCCGCTATGCTCTCCCGTGGAGAAATCACATCGCAGCAGAAGCGGAATGCTGATAAGCTGCGTCGTGCTCGCATTCGGAAAGGAAAACGTCATGAAACCTGACTACCAGCGTGCTCAGCGAATGCTTCTCCAGTCGCTCCGTGACATAGCCAAGCGATGTGGCTTCACCCATGAAGTTGTTGAGTTCTCCGTCATCCTCAACGCCATGTCGTCTGCCATCATTACAGAATTGATAGATAGACGAGTGCTGATGGAGCCGGACGGCATCGACCGCGTCATTGACTTCATCTCAGGGCAACTTGCTGATCATCTGCGTAGAGATCTCACAGCTCGTCTGAGACACGAAGAGCAAAAAGCCAGACCCAATTAACCGGCTTGTAACTTTTTCCATGATATAGGTCACGGGTAATCGCCACTTGGAGTTACTGGAGAAGCCCATGACCTACATCATCACCAAGAGCGGTCCGTCGCAGCCGCTCTATCTCGAGCTCACCGCCCACGGCGCCTATCGGCATCGTCTTGGAGAGGAGGGGCTGATGACCGCGTCCTACGCCAAGCCAACGCCGGCTGAGTCCGCCCGCGCGGCGGAAGCACCCCAGACCTACCTTATCCGCATCCACAAGACCACGCCAGACCTACTTCATTCGTTCGTCCGCCGCATTGAGGCTTCTTCGCTGGCAGTAGCCATCATGATCGCTCGGATCGCCTTTCCAGGCTATGATGCGGAGGAACTGCCATGATCATTCTGACGCTCTTAGAGCACAAGACTAGCCGCATCATCAACCAATTCAAGATCCGAAAGGATCAAATGCCTTGGGAGGACATTCGCGTCTGGCAGACATTTGCTTTTGTGGTGGTCTCCGTAGAACATGACGCTTGACTCGTCTCAGGCAAAGATGCATAGTAGGCTTTCGCTCCAGTTCTTTGTTTCCCACGTGGGGACATCCGCTGCTCGTCGATAGGAACCTATACCCATGACTCCTTACATCATTAGATCCAATGGCAAATGCATGATTTTCAAGTTCGCTGGGGAAGTCCCCACACTCAAGGAGCTGCAAGAGGCGGTAGGAGGATACATCGAAATTGTCGCGATACCCTCGACTCAAAACGCCATCATGATTGTAGACGAAGAGGGACTAATGAAGGGCTCCCCACTCAATCCGATTGCATCCACGATGGCCTTAAGAGACATTGTGGGCGACGTAATAATTCTGCCGCGATCACTGATGCGTTGACCCAGACGAGTTCTTGTATTACTATCAAGTTCAATTCTTCGGTGGGGGTCTCTCCTTCGATCTTCGGCCCACCGAAGGACGCGACCTGGGAGTGCGCCCCCCTACCCTTACCCCGCTCCCAGGTCGCTCTGCTCACATTGTCGGGATACTCAAAAGCCATCGGTTGCGTCCGGTGGCTTTCTTTTTCTTACATTGTTTCCGGTATTGCAGCATCGCTGAAGCGCCTAGGTTGACCGCTGGCTGGCCTTGCGCCACGCGCTCGAGTGATCACTCGGTCGAAATGAGAAGCGCCTCAGCGGCGAAATTTGAGCGCTTTTATGTGTTGACCCTTACAACTAAAAAGAAAGCCCCACTATTCGGGGGCTAGTCTAGGGGTAAAGCGACTAATGCTTTACTTCGGAGCCCCCTCGTCCGTCAATGGGCAAACTCCACTGGGTTGTCTTGTCCTTCCCAAAACCTCGCGTTGTCGATACTATCTTGAGCTCTCGCTTAGCGCGATACAGTGTGCTTTGAGATATGGACCTTGCCTCGGCCATACGTTCGATGCGTCCCGCTTCCGCGGCTCCTTTGCTGAGGACCTCCTTCAAAAAGGCCTTCGCTTCGTCGCGTTCACTCGGATCTTTTTCCGCTGGCTTGACATTGACCAGATCGTCTGCGGTATAGCGCTCATCAAAAGTGCCCCACATGAACTTAGCGCGATCACGGTCGCGCTCGTTGTGAGGATCACCAGCGTCTTTCACAAAGTACTCGAGGGCGGGCGGCTTGCGCGCGATATTGATCTTGGATACCGCCATCATGCGCCGTTCGGTATCCCCTTCCGCTTCCGGATGTGGACCGGCAGTGATCTCGATACGTGCAAGACCCGTGATTGCAATGTTGCCTTGTCCTCGGTACATCGCTTTCTCTCGTGCGCTCTTAGTGAGGTGACGGACGACTAGAACCGAGCAGTTGAACCGCTGTGCGAGATGAAGAAACTTGGAGAACGCCTGCTGTCCTTGTGCTCCCGTATTCGTATCAGCGCCTCCAATGTAGGTCATCATAGTGTCAAAGATGACTAGTGCAGGTTTCACTCGCTCGAGTGCTTTGAAGATGCGGACAAGATCGTCGGGGTTATCGATGGAAAGGGGCTCTGTTTCTTGATAGAAGTACTTCTGCGCCTCCTCGTCCAAACCGATCCATCGCGCTCGTTTCTTCATTACCACGTCAGGTGTATTCTCTAGATCGAACGAGATGACGCGACCTTGAATGGGATCGATACCCTTGACGTATGTAGGCAAACGCGATCCCTTGCAGACTGCTGTGGCGATTGCTTGGGCGATCCAGGTTTTGCCAGCTTCGGGATCCCCTTGCAGGATCGTCACTTGCTGACGCGCCAAATAGGGATACCACAGCCATTCGATGTCTCGCTCTTCGATTTCTGACAGAGGGGTTGTGCATAGCTCTTTTTTCTCTTCTTCGTTTTCATCTTCACCTACAACTGGCTTTTTCGCCTGTTTTCCTTTGATGACGCATTTTTCATACTCGCGCTCCAGTTGCCGCTCCTCACTGGATCGACCAGCAAACTTGTTCCACACGCTGGATCGAATGAGAGTCATCCACTCTTCTTTGGTTGCTCCCTTCTCGATTAGCACCATGCCCAGTTTATGCATTACGTCGCTGCGCTTGCCGATCTCCGGAGTCTTGCGAGTGGTAAGTTCCTTCCACACTGTCCAAGGCAGCTTAGCTTTCCACTTCTTGTGGATCGCCCCTACATCCACTTGATGAGCCGGCTCTTCGTTGCCAGAAGGGAGAAGCTTATCGAGTTCCTCGAGAGTCCACGTTGGACCGTCAGTCCACAGGATCCTGACTTTCGGCATCGACTCGTACTTGTAGTTGATCGTGCCAGGGACACGTAAGACTTGCGTGAAATCCCATCCACCCGGATCGCCTCCGATAGCATGGGACAGACGTCGATTGATCTTCGAGAACCTGTGGACAACCCCTTTTTCTTTCTTTCGTAGTATCCACAGACCGACGAAGCGTCCGGGGGATGACTCGATGGCTACGGAAGGCTTGAATTTGACTGACCGAGGATCGGCTCCATCCATATCCGACCACAGAACGTTAGGGATTACTCGATAAGGCTCGAGCCGCTCACGTTCAGTAAATCCGTGTGGGCAGAAGTAAATGTCCTTGTCTCGATTATCTACGAGAAACTGATCGATGAGGTGAAATTCATTCTTGGTGAAGAAGTGATCTCTCCATTTTCCAGTAGAACTCTTAGTGGAGAGACAAAAGTAGGGTGCATTCTGATCCTTCCAAATCCGTTGAATGATCATGGTGATTTACCCCTGTCGGTTTTCGGATGATTGACAGCGAGCGGCGATTGTTATTTGATCACTAGGTCCGCGTCAAAAGGAAAACACCGCAATGAATATCGTGGTTGAGGGCCCCGATGCCTCGGGGAAGACTACGCTTATTGGGAAGTTAGCTCCGCTGCTGGGGCTGTCAGTCGTCAAGAGTGAGGGGCCTTGCGTCGATATTCATGACTTCCGCCAGCGTTGTCAGCAATTGTATTCGTTGAAAAATGTCATCTTCGACCGGCATTGTCACGTCAGCGAACCCATCTATGGCTATTTTGCCAAACGCTATGACACTGTCGATTACAGCCTGATTGCGCTGATCCGTCGAAACCCCCCTCTGTACATCTATTGTCGCGGCCCCGCCACTCTAGACCGCCACGTCGCTGATCACTCCAAGGATAGCCCAGAGCACTTGGCGATGATCGAACGCCATCATTCGGAGATCCGGTACTCTTATGAGCGATGGGCAAACGCCAATGCTCACATCTGGTACACCATTGGCGATGAGAGAAGTGGAGCTCCTGAAGAGACGGCGGAGGAACGTCATCGGCGATACTTCCTCTACCTGGTCTCTTTGATCAATCACCTGAAATGGGAGACAGCAAATGGATTTCGACCCGTTCAAGGACATCATCGAGTTCCACGAGAAGTTCGGATTGAAGTACGAAGGTCCGCCTCGAGTTCTTCCTCCGTCTCTCGCTCAGTTCCGAGAGAAGTTCATAAGGGAAGAGTTTCGCGAGTACCTGTCCTCAGCTTGCCAGGCACGAGATGAGTTGAACGGGGTTACCAAGTCCTTTGACGACGAGGTGGCTTTCCATCTTGAGCATGCGTTGGATGCCCTCGTAGATCTCGTCTATGTGGTTCTCGGCACCGCTTACTTGCATGGGTTCGATTTCCGAGAGGCGTGGCGTCGCGTTCATGCGGCGAATATGGCTAAGACGAGGGCTCCCTCCTCGTCAGACTCCAAGAGGAAGAACAGACACGACGTGATCAAGCCCCCCGGATGGCAGCCCCCCCGCCTGCGGTCCCTCGTTATAAACCACGCTCATCAGATGCATTCTAAAAAGGCTGCCTGAGATGTTGATCGACTTCAACCTTGCGCTCTTTCTCGGCGCTACAGTCTCATTAGCTTCCTATCTTCTTGGTTGGTGGGTAGGATGGCGTTCCGGCTGGGAAGAGGCAATGGAGAAGGTCACTCTTGAGGAAGTCTGGGGCGATCATCCCAATCTCCCGAAATCATGAAACGCTATTGGATCAAGTTTGCCCTTCAATTGGCGGGGCAACCCGCCGATTTTTATTCAGGCGCTCGTAAGATCATTCGTAACGTTCATTGGACTCTTCCATGGGAAGAAGTCGATGATTTGTCATTGGCGGATGCGGGGTTCAAGTCAGCGAAGCTCGCCCAGTTGAGGCGGAACTACATCCACAGTGAGTCGATCAAGGCAGCGGCTCAGCTGTGGGAAGGTCGCCTTAAGCGGAACAAATACGGTAGTGTGGGTTTCCACTGCTTCAACCACTACATCAAAGGAACCGACAAAAGCCATGAAGAGTTTCTAGCTGCCGAACGTGCGGGGATACGTCAACGATCCAAACGCGCTAGCGTCATGGGTCCTTGTATCCAGTCGGTGTCTATCACTCTTCTTCCTAACTCACGAACTTCTGTGGACTTATTCTATCGTACCACGGAGTTGTTTAAGAAATTTCCAGCTGATCTGGTTTTCATACGAGATGAGCTTCTCGCTTCCTTCGACTTCACGTCCGCACCCATCGATCATCTCAATTTCCATTTCGCCAATGTGACTTGCCATCCGATGTACTTCGTCACCTTACTGCCGATCCTGAAGTCTCCCATCTTCGCCATGGTCAAGATAAAGAACCGAGACCCATACTTTCATGATTGGATGGTGAAGTGGACGGCTCGCTATCTGTGTTCTGAGTACATGCGAGGTATACAGAAGTTCCAGCAGGCATTGCGAGTTCGCAAGGATGCTTTAGAGAGACTAGACGAGAGTTTACTCCTTGAGATCCAGTTATACTTGCGCGACAACCATCCGGGATACCGCAACGACTACGAGGATCCTGATGAAGAGAAGGATTGAACCGGGCGACCGTGTGGTCTGCATCAATGATCGACCATTCCGCCATGAGAACGTCTATGGCTTGACAAAAGGGGAAGTCTACACAGTAGCGAGTGTCATATGCTCAGGGGCGGGGCTAGTTCTTAAAGAGCTTGATCCGTTCCCGTTGAAGGGCTTCTACGCTCATCGCTTCGAGAGGGTTACATCATGCTGATGATCTTCCATGACAAGTTCCCTGAAGTAGTCACCCACTTGATCCGGATGTTTGATCATTCGGGAAAGTGGGTTCATCCGCATCGTTGGCAAGGAGTGGACGTTCAAAAGCGCCCAGAAGCGCTTATGCGAGAGTTAGTCAATGTCACAATCGGGTTCTACCTCCAAGGGAACATGAACCTCGATTATTGGCAATCAGAGGTAAAGCCCAATCTCCCTTGGGCGGATGATCATTTTGAAGAACGAGTTAGCGGAGCCCCCCTCAATCCCGGAACCCAGTGGAAACACTGGCCTTGGGCGAACAGTGCAGACAACTTCCGGGAGGCCGGTCAATTCAACCACACCTACATGGAACGTTTCTGGCCGAAGTATGCCGGAATTCTCACGGGCGAACTCAACACTGTGGAAGATTTTCATTCTCGTCTGAATAATCTCGATGAGTCGAATGAAGGGGGCATCGATGAGCTTCGAGGCATTCGCCATTCCTATGGCGATCTCGAGGATGTAGTCAAGCTTCTGATCAAGGATCCTTTCACACGTCAAGCTTATCTTCCGATATTCTTTCCCGAAGATACCGGAGTAGGCGACGGGGGCCGGAAACCCTGCACTCTGGGTTATCAATTCATTCGGCGGGAGAACGAGATGCATCTCTACTATCCGATGAGATCATGCGACTTCGTTCGCCATTTCCGCGATGACGTCTATCTCGCCATCCGCCTTGTTCTGTGGGTCCTTCACCAGTTGCATGTTCGATCCCCGTGGGCATGGAGAAATGTTCTGCCAGGACAATTCATAATGCACATGACCAGTCTCCATATGTTTGTCAACGACTGGCATCGGTTGACTCAACATCACGGGGAGAAGGTTTGAGTTGGATCGTGGCCGTTGATTACGGCAATTAAACCTGAGAGGAGAGAGCCATGTTGACTCGAGCCCCCGTACCCGTGTTCAAGCATCAAACAAAAGAGTTAGCTGTTCTTTTGTTGCTGGCAATCCTTTGGGCAAAGGAAGAGCCCAAGGATTTGCTGGATATGCGAAACATCATCAATTCGAGGTTCCCAGCTTGGTGGCTATTGAAGGCTGCTGAATTGCTGGGCCTCGAAGATCCCAAGGATGTGTGGAGAGGGAGGGACCCCCTAACCTGTTTAAGCAACGCTCAAGGGGCTCTTTTCCAACATTTCACTCGCTTCGGATTGAAGATTTACAAGAGTAAAAAGAGGAGAGAGCCGCGAGAGACCGGTAAAGAGAGAGTTATTCACCTGACATCGTTCAGAAACGGAAGTAAGCTAAAAGCCCCTGAGATACACGACAAAGAAGCCATTGAAGACCTTCTATCGGACTTCATCGAGTTTCTGAAGTCTATCCACTAAAGGAGGGTCCTTTGCGTATCACTCGGCACCAGATGTTTATGGAGATCGCTCGCGTCGTTTCGAAGCGTAGTACGTGTTTTCGCCTCAACGTGGGCGCTATCCTCGTCCAAGACAATCGCATCATAAGCATGGGCTACAATGGTGAACCGCCTGGGTATCCCCATTGCTCTCGCCCGTGCAATGCGGGTGAGTGCAATACTATCCACGCCGAACGAAATGCGATTGATCACCGAGCGGTGACGAAGAACTGCGGTAAGATAACCCTCTATGTCACTGATAGTCCTTGTGCTTCCTGCGCTCAAGCTATCATCGATGCGGGTATTCATCGAGTGCTCTTCTCCTCCTTCTATCGCGACCTTAGCCCCGTTTCTCTTTTGATTACAAACGGCATTCCTGTTTATCGCATACTCCCCAACGGTTGTGTGATCGATATGGCTACAAATCGAGTGATGACTCCGGAGGAGCTTCGATGATCCCGCGCGTCTATCACATCAGACAACCCCATCCACCCGGAGCTGTGCGAGTAGACCGTTCAACGCCATACGGCAATCCATGCCCCGAAACGTTGTCACGCTGAAACCTGGTTGAGGATCGTTAATGGACCGCACGTGCGCTAGGAGCTGCATAGATTGCAAGCTCCACAGAACGGCGAGCATCGTCGGAATCCTCGGCGTTGGACCTGATCCGTGTGATGCTATGATTATTGGGGAGGCTCCGAACGAACAAGGCGAGCCCTTTGTTGGGCGCGCCGGTCGCCTCCTTAGTGAAATAATGGAGACTGTAGGTCTTAATCGTCGGAAGGTTTTCATTACCAATGCTGTCTCTTGTCGGCCTCCTGACAATCGCACTCCCACCAAGGGCGAGGTTCGCGCGTGCAATCGATGGCTTCAGTATCAAATCAAACACGTTAAGCCCAAATACGTCCTTCTTCTCGGCAATACGGCATTACAGTCGATTACCGGAGCCTCTGGTATAAAGAAAGTTCGTGGCCGACCTTTTGAGCGAAACGGTATCATCTATCTCGCAACGTACCATCCCTCATTCATTCTTCGAGACGATACACAGCGCCCGTATCTCGAGCGAGACCTGCGTCTCTTTGCAACGATCATCAAAGAAGGGGGGATCCCGCGAGAGAAGGAACTTAACTATACAGTCGTGCGCAATCGTGCGCAATTCGATCTCATGATAGAAGACCTTAGGGGTATCATATCCTTCGACCTTGAAACATCTTGCCTTTATCCGTGGCAGAAGGTCAATGAAAAAGGTCAAAAAGACCCTGCTCGCATCAACACTATAGGCTTCGGAACAAAGCATCATCAATGGGTCTTACCAATTGCCCACAGGGAGTCACCTTGGAATGAAGACGCAATCGACGGAATGATAAGGGAGATCGACTCTATCGTCCCTCGTTGCCAGCTGGTGATGCATAACGGAAAGTTCGACGTTCTGTGGATGGCAGTCCATTTCGGTGTCTGGTGGAAAAATCACTTCGACACTATGCTGGCTCATTACGCCTTAGACGAGAATAGCGAACATGGACTCAAGAAGCTTGCGCAACGCTACTGCGGAGCTCCTGATTGGGACATTGATGCTAGCGCTAAGAAGGGCAACTCAACACTCGATCAACTCGCATTGTATCAAGCTCATGACCTCTACTATACTCGGCTTCTCCGGTTCCTTTTCTCTGATAAGCTCAGTGAGGATCCTCAAGTTGAACGAGTGTTCGCCCGCATCTTGATGCCGTGCTCCCGTCTGTTCACGGAGATCGAGTACGAGGGTATCTACGTTGACCACACGAAATTCGATCAGGCTGAGACCGCATTGCGTGAGGCGATGGCCGCCTCTAAAGCAGAGCTTGACAAATTCCTCGAAGGTTTACCCGCCTCTGCTCGTCAGACTTTCAACTGGGGCTCTACAAAGGATCTTCGCTTCTTGCTCTTCGATCACCTGAGACTACCTGTCATTGAGAAGACAAGGGGCGGGGTTCCCTCATGCAATGAGAGCGTGCTTAAGCGCATCGATCATCCAATTGGATCAGCGCTCATCAAGTTCAGAGAAGCGAAACAGCAGCTCTCCTTTTTCATCGAAGGATGGAAGCCTTTCCTCCACAAGAAGCGACTTGAAGGACGAATGCACTACTTCCTTCATCCTTCTTTCAAGATCCACGGTACAGTCACAGGGCGATTGTCGTGCGAGCACCCCAATCTTCAGCAAGTTCCCCGCGACAAGCGAATTAGGTCATTGATCACTGCCGAACCAGGTTGGACGTTAGTTGAGTGCGACCTTTCGCAAATCGAGTTGCGTATCGCAGCTGAGCTTGCTCAAGAGCCAACGATGATCCACGCCTTTACTCATGGGATCGACGTTCATTGGCTTACGACTATTCGTGAGATTGAACGAGGTGCTGGTCAGCGGGATCTCGTGGTTAATACGGCTTTTACGTGGCGTAGGAAGAGGGATCCTGAAGCGAAAGTTCCGACATATAGTGTAGCCATCCAAGACCTATTGAAGATGGGACCGGATGAGGCGGCAGAAATAAACGAAGCGTGGAAAGAACTGAGGAAAAAGGCGAAGGCTATCAATTTCGGGTACCTCTACGGGATGTGGTGGAAGAAGTTCAAACGATACGCCTATGATAATTATGGCGTAACCATCAGTGACGAAGATGCAGAGGCTTCCCGTACTTTCTTCTTTTCGACCTATAGTCGCTTAGAGGACTGGCATAAAGCCCAAAAGCGTTTCGCCAGACGTAACGGATACGTGCGCACGCTTAGTGGTCGCAAGCGTCGATTGCCGGATGCTACTCACATCGAGGACTCGCCGGCACGCGCTGCCGCTGAACGTCAAGCGATCAATTCACCAGTGCAATCGTTCGCCAATGAACTCAATCTCATGGCGGCGCTCCAGCTACGCAAAGAGTTCAGTCGATCCATCGTGCGCATCTGTGGAACTGTCCACGATGCTATCTTGATGCGAGTCAAGAACCCATATATTGAACGGGTCACCTCTCGCCTTCTCGAGATCATGAAACGTCCAGCTCTGCTCGATGAGTGGGGCATTGAACTCCGAGTTCCCATCGAGGCCGAAGCGAAGATCGGTCCATGGGGAGATAGCGTATCATTCGAGAAGTGGAGAAAAGAGCATGTTGGAGTTTCTGATCTTCCTCCAGAGAATGAGGGACGAGCAAAGCAACAGCGTGCGGATCGTGCAAGAGCACATCCTGAAAAAGTATCTTGACAACGATCCCGAAGCAAGGAGCTTTTATGAGCGATACATTTCAGGTCAGCCAGAGCAAACTGGAGCGGTGGCGAAAGTGCAGGTACTCCTATCACCTCCGTTACAATGAGAAGTTAAGGCCGAAAAGCAAAGGGCGGCCTCTATACTTCGGCTCGCTCGTTCACTCCATGATCGATGCAGAAGCAAACGGCCGAGATCCCTTCAGTGTTCTCGACGAGATACCTCTTGAAGAACTTCGGATGTTCCAGTCAGAGAAAGAGGAATACGGAAACCTGATCGAAGATGTCCGTCATATCATGACCGATTACTTCGATTTCTGGGAGAAAAACCCCCTTGAATATGTCCCGGTGGGGCGACGATACACCGAACATGAATTCAAAGTAGAGGTCTCCCCCGGGATCCTGTGTACGGGAAAGATCGACGCCATCGCTAACTCAAATCAGCTAAGATGGCTAGTGGAACATAAAACTCATAAGCACATCCCGAACGAGAACCAAAGATGGCGAAACCTTCAATCCGCTATCTATATTCGCATCATCGATATGCTTGGATGGGAGCCAGTCGATGGAACATGTTGGGATTACATCCGATCTAAGTCGCCTTCTTATCCACAGGTGCTGAAAAACGGGCAACTGTCAAAGCGAGGGATCGACTCGTTGCCCTCTCGCGTATTCGACACTCTCGAGAGGCTCCGGATTTCGCCTAAGAAAGCTAGCCATCTCATCGAAAGCGTCATGAGGAACCGCAAATATTATTTCCAGAGAGTTTTTACCCCGACAAAGCCCAAGTTAGTCGATAGCGTATTTCGTGATTTCGTAGAGACCGCAAAGGAAATGAGAGAGCTTAGTGAGAAAGTAAAGGCCAAGACTATCGGACGTCACTGTGAATGGTGTGAGTTCGAGCCGATTTGTCGAGCTGAGCTTACCGGTGCTGATGCGGACTTCGTAAAAAAGGCAAGGTTCACCCAAGAGAGCAAAGATGAAAAAACCAGTAAAAAGATCGGAAGCGAGCGCGTCCTCCCTAGACGTCCGCCCGGTTGGCCAGATAAAGCGCCATCTGAGCGTGTGCCTTTACGGTCGAAGCGGAAGCGGAAAGACCACCTTAGCCGCGAGCGCCCCGAAGCCCCTACTTTATCTCGACGTGAAGGATGAAGGGACGGACTCAATCGCAGACGTCGAAGGGATCGATGTCTTCGATGTGCAGTCCTTCTCCGATTTCGAAGACGTCTATTGGTGGTTAAAGAAGAACCCCAAGAAGTATAAGACGGTGGTGATCGATACTTGCACGCAATTACAGAACATGGTTGTGCAGGAGATCGGCGGCGAAAAGTCCTCCAAAAAGGGGAAACAAGCGGGCGATTGGGGTAGCATGACCAAACGAGATTGGGGAGAAGTATCCGCCCTTCTCAAAGAGTGGTTGGTGAACTATCGTGATCTGACTAAGCTAGGGATCACCGTGATCTTCATCGCCCAAGATCGCACATTCAACCTCAGTGACGAGGAAAACGAAAACACTGAATTACTGGCGCCTGAAATAGGCCCAGCCTTGTCGCCTAGCGTTGCGCGTACCTTGAACGCCGCTGTCTCGGTGGTTGCCAACACTTACATCCGTGAACGCACCATCGAGAAAGAGGTCAAAGGGAAAAAAGTGAAGAAGAAAGTAATCGAGTACTGTCTCGGCGTCGGACCCAGCTCGCTTTACACGCGCAAGGTCCGCAAGCCAAAGCGTAACGAGCTTCCGGACGTTATCGTAAATCCGGAATTCGATGACCTTGTTGCTCTCACCAGAGGAGAATGAGCCAATGAGCTCCCCACGTGATCGCCGGAAGGCGAAAAAGATGATCCGTATTCCCAATCTGTATCACGTCGAAGGCCGAGCTACTCCCGTACCCGAGGGGACCTACGTCGCCAAGGTGATCGAAGTCAGCCAGGAGGAAGGTCAGGCTGCCGACTACTTGAGATGGGTTTTCGAGATTATCGAAGGCAATCAGAAGGGCAAGAAGCTCTACTACAATACGTCGATGGCCGAGCAGGCTTTGTGGAATTTGCGTAGTTTGCTCGAGGCGTTGGGCCAGGAGATCCCCGACGATGAGCTAGATATCGACCCGTCCGACATGCTTGATCTAGAGATCATCCTCACCGTCGAGCATGAAAAGTACGAAGGGCGGCCTCGTGCCAAGGTCATCGACTTTGGTCCTGTAAATGAGAAGAACGAGAGTGATGAAGAGGAGGAGAAGCCCTCTCGTTCCAAGAAAGCCTCGCACGACGAGGATGATGAAGAAGAGGCTCGTCGTCTTCGTCGGGCCGAGCGTCGCAAGAAGAGGAAGGAGCGTGCTAAGCAAGCTGAAGATGAAGAGGAGGACGAGGAGGAGCCCACACCTCGAAAGAGCGACAAGCCCGCTCCCAAGGAGACGTACAGTGATGATGAGATCAGTGAGGACGATCTACTTGGTATGAGTCAGGATGAGTTGTCTGACTTCATCTCCGAGCATGATCTCGATGTGGATCTCGATGACTATAAGGGTAGCCTGAGGCAAATGAGAAAAGCGGTCATTAACGCCGCCAGAAAGAGTGACATTATCGAGTAGAGGCGTGACGATTTAGGAGAGCGTAGTCAACCAGAACTACGCTCTCCTCTTTGTGGAGAGAGGACCATGGAATTTTTCAAGTGGAACCATCTTCGACCTTTTGAAGGCGGCCTTTGGCGGTTTGTTAATCGAGAGGGTCAAGCAGTTCCTCAAGTGGTATGCCATAACTGCGGTAAGGCGACTACTTTGCTTCGTCACTGTATCCATGCCACCGGGTACGTCAGCCCAGACTTCGCTTGCAAATGCGGAAGCAAAGGATCGATCAGGCTGATTGGATGGGACGGAGGAACTCGATCTATCAAGATCTCAGTTCCGTTCAAACGGGAACAGTGCTACGATTGTCATTTTTACCGAGGTAATAGCAAAGAAGGGTATTGCCACAGGAGAGCTCCCGTGATTAGCCCTTCTGTTTCGATAGCTCTTTTTCCTGCTGTGAAAAGCGAGGATTGGTGTGGAGAATACGAAAGGAAAACCGATGCGAATGATCACAGCCAGCGGGCAGATAGTGAACCTGTTGGATCCACAGCCTGATACAATTCTGCTTGAGGACATTGCAACTCATCTGTCCCGCATTCGGCGATGGGTAGGCGCTGCTGACATCAGCGTTGCAGCCCATTCGTTGCTTGCAACGCGCCTCGCTCGCGCGAACGGCGAGGATCCTTACTCATGTCTGTGGACATTGCTTCACGACGCTCACGAAGCCTATACAGGAGACATCTCTACACCCATGAAGCAAGTCTTCAATGGGCCTTTCGGCGTTCCGGGGTTCCTCCTCGAGATTGAACGAACCCTTGATATAGCCATTCGGCAGTCTCTTGGAATAGAGGAATGGCATACACTCGAAGCGGTCAGTGCTGCTGAGCATTACGATGCTTTGGCTTGGCAGTTAGAGAGGCGAGTCCTTCTACCAGATCATAAGGAGTTTCCAAAGTGCTATGATGATCTACCCAAAGAGCTCGACTCTCAGGTTCACCTTCTTAGCAAAGTGGACGTTAAGGACCGGTTCTTGACGACTTACCACTACTATAGATTAATGGTAGTCGAACAACAGGAAACGAATGATGAGAGATACAAAGTATCGAAGCCTGTTCAAGCTTGCTGAAGAATGCGGAGAGCTCGTACAGGTTCTCGGGAAGATCGGGGTCTTTCCCGAAGGAGATCATCCCGATGGTAGGGGCCATCTCCATGATCGAGTAAAAGATGAAATTGCAGATGTTGCGGCAGCTCTTCAGTACTTCATGGAGACTCACCACTTTGAATTTGACCATGATCGGTATCAATATAAGCTGAAACAATTTCGAGAACGAGGCCTCTGTGTCGAAGAAACCTGAGAGTCGGTTGCAAAGACGCATTCGCGAGGCTCTCGAAGATGAAGTAGGAGGATGGTGGATGAAGGTTCACGGGGGCCCTTTTCAATCGGCGGGTATCCCCGACTTGATCGGTTGCACAGGAGGGCTGTTTTTTGCTTTCGAAGTTAAAACCCCATCAGGGGAAACCTCGGCTCTCCAGGAAGAGATCATGCGGCGCATTCGACGTGAAGGAGGCGCTGTCGCCGCCGTTGTCACTACACCCGGTCAAGCCGTCACCCTCGTCAAGTACCATCTGGCAAAAGCTAGACGGCTACCAACGGGAATGCGTGGAGTTCGCCGTTAAAGTAAAAACCGCAGGACTCTTTCTTGAACAGGGAACTGGAAAGACCTGGGTCTCCCTTGGTGTCATTGAGCGCATTGTACATCATCAAGCCCTTCTGGTTGTCCCTCTTGCCAACATCGACTCCACTTGGGCTACTCTTCTTACTAGTGAACTCCCCCACATTACCGTTTGCAGAACGCTTAACGCGCTTCATACAGCGCCTTTCCCCCGTATCCTGCTAGTGCACTACGAAGGATTACCGAAGTGCCTTAAAAAGGCTCGCAAACTCGATTGGGACTTGATCATTTACGATGAGTCCCAACGATTGAAATCAAGGGGGACTCGTCAATCTCGCAATGCGGCCCAGCTTGCGAATTGTGCTGAGCACAAGTTGATCCTGAGCGGAACCCCCATCGAACGTCAACCACAGGACTTGTGGGCGCAATTTCGATTTCTTGCCCCTCACGTGTTCGGAACAAGGTGGGCTGACTTCGAAAACGAGTATCTCGAGCCTATCGAGATCGATCCAGGAAAGTACAATCCTCGATCACTCAGATATGCTCAGATGATGAGGAAACTCTTGATTGCCAAGAGTAAGCGAAAGTTCAACAAGGAGAAGTTGCCACAGTTTCTCGATAAGATCAAACCCTATGCTTTGCGTATTACGGCGGATGAAGTGCTTGATTTACCACCCCTCGAATATCATTGGGTCCGCGTAAGACTTCGCGGCGAGCAACGGAAGCTCTATGAGGAGATCGAAGAGAACCTGGTGTCGACTACACTTCGCCTCACTACTCCCTTGAAGGTGACTCAGCGTGGGAAGCTTCAGCAGATTACTGGTGGGTTCGTGATAGATGATGACGGTCAAGCTCATGCTGTAGGCCAAGCGAAACTTCGCGCATTGAAGCGCGTTGTAGTTGCAAGTCATCGTCCGATTGTCATATTTTGTAAGTACCTTGAGGAAGTCGATGCGATTCGCAGTGAAATCGAAACGTCACTTGGACGAGTTGAAACTCTTACTGGAAGGACCAAGAAATCAAGTCGTGGACCGCTTATCAAGGAATTCCAGTCAGGTAAGATCGATGCCCTTGTCTGCCAAATCAAAACGGGCGGAGTCGGGATTGACTTGTATCGCGCACGAGAGGGCATCATCTACTCCCCGCCAGATAGTTCCATCGATTTTGACCAGGCCATCAAACGGCTTCACCGTCGGGGGCAAACGGAAAAAGTCCGGATCACGTTGCTGTGGGCCGAAAATACCGTTGACAAATCCGTCTTCCGCGCCTTATTGCAGAAGCGCAATGCTCGAGAGGGCATTCTAGACCACCTGAGGAGAAAAGCATGGCAAAGAAGGACGAAGTCGCATTCAAGTACACTGTCGAGAACCTCGCCGAGGATCTCGGAGTCCAGCAGCAGACCGTTCGCATCGGACTTCGCAAGCATGGCATTGAGAAGACCGGCAATGTCTACGGCTGGAACAACGAGAAGGACTACAAGGCGGTCTTGGCCAAGTTGAAGGGCGACGGCAAGGAGTCGAAGGCAGCCAAGAAGGCGACGAAGAAGGAGGCTGCATGATCTTTGACGTGGTGAGCCCGGTGCTTTAACGAGGGGCACCGGGCTCATCAGCGTTCAAAGCGGGAGCAGTGAAAGATGACGACAATCCAAGTACTGATGGAAGCCGCTGATTTGATCGAACAACCAGGATGCTGGGCTCAAGGCGCTTTGGCGCGAGATAAAGACGGCTACTACACATCGCCGAGAAGCCGAGATGCCGTGGCTTGGTGTTGGCTTGGAGCTCTGTACAAGGTTACGTCCAACGAAGCGGTGTACCATGATGCAATGCGCGCTTCTCTTAAATTTGTGACCGACGTTTGCGAATGGAACGATCAACCAGGCCGTACAGCTTCGGAGGTCGCGGCGGCAATGCGTCAAGTGGCGAAATCGATAGATAGGTCTCTCGCAGCACGAGACGTGTATAGGATCGAGTTTCCTTGATCGCGGGATTGTCTAGGAATACCTTTTGAGATCAAAGGCTCTTGTGGTATGGTTTGAAGGTCAAACGATGACCACAGGAGAGACTGAAATGACCAACTACCACCAGCTCCGTCAAATCGTCGATCAGATGATCTCTCGTCGGCGTCCCCGCCAACTCGCCTATAGTCTTCATCGCTTTCTTGAGCAGTGCCGCGAGTTTACCGAAGAAGGTCGATGCACTCTCGATGAGAGCATGTCGATCCTTTTGTCATTCGAGAAGAACTCGAATGTTATTCGCTGGTTCGTTAACCACGGCGTCAAGTGGTAATGATCCGCTCTGAGATCTCCATACTGTACGAGCCAGCATCTAACTTCAACATGAGAGAAGATCGTATGACTGAGAGCAGACACACCACCCCTGTTCGTGACGGTCAGCGCATTATCGGCTGGGTTCACAGCGGTGGGTGCCAGAATCCGACCTGCAAGAAGCACATTCGTGCGGGTCTTCCGTTCCACGCAACACCAGGTGGCTTCGCTGTCACCCTTCCGTGCTACCACTTCGCAACACATGAGGAGGCAACACGCGCGATCCTCGCGGTCAAAGACGTGGCCCCGATGTGTCACGAGATGACGGTGGAGCAGTGCCGCAAATATCGCCGCTGAGTCAACTTGACACATCACGTTGCCCCTGCAATCGATCGCGGGGGCAACATTGTGGTGAAAGCTAAGGGTTTTTCTTTTTCGTTGACGTATTACCCAAATCGTCCTAGTAAGGAGCTTGTGCGCGCGTACTTAGACAGGAGACGGTCGAATGAAGAGACCTTATGAGAAGCCCTTGTACGCTCTGGAGCGCACGCTCCAGACCATAACGGCTCAGGCCTGTGTAAGTCCGTTTTTCATCGGATGCGGCGAGGATCCTCCCCCTCCGCCTCCTCCTCCTCCTGTTGAGGAGTAGTCAGTCTTAAGCCGTAGCTCCTGGCTCTGGGAGACCCGTTACTCAAAAGGTAGCGGGTCTTCTGGTTTTTAGAAGTTGATCACAGGAGGCAATTGCGCGATTACATTGATGCACGTCATTAGTTGACGTGACGGAGAAAGACCATGACTCAGATCCCTCTTTCTGGAGTGACGGTTACCGCTGGGCGGAAGCATATCTTCATTGATCCGCTTCCTCCCGATCCTGGTCCGTGAGTAGTGTCTTCGTCTCCGATCATGAGCGAGAGCCCGCAGTCTTTATGATTGCGGGCTCTTCCTATTGAAGATCCTAAGAATGGGTGCTATACATCCATTGTCAAGCTCAGTATCAAAGGAGAGACGAAGATGCTCAATGATACCCGCCGTGTGGTCAACCAGTTCAATCGGAGGCACCGGAGCAAATGATGAGACTGCGCAATACACGCGCTGATGCGACTCAGCGCTTCCTGCAAATCGCAGCCGCAATCAAAGCTGAGGCGGGTGTGCGTCAGCACTACGTTTGTAAGACTCTTACCGGACGCGCCTGGACCAGTCAGAGTATCATCGAAGCCCCTGAGGGACGAACGAGCCGGCAGCTGTATATATTGGCACACGAATGCGGACACATTGCTTTGCATCGGGGTAGGGGTAAGGATAAGCCCACCTATCTGAAAGAATTTGAAGCAGAGCAGTGGGCTCACGACGCATTGCGGCGTCACGGCGTACCGGTACCTCCATGTGAAACGGAGCGAGCTCGCAAGCAAGTGAGTCTCGAGATCTACAAAGCAAAGAGACAAGGAGTAACGATTGATCGTGCAGCAAGTCGATTTGCCAATGGAGGATCGAGAACCCATGACTAGCTCAATTGCAGGTTCCTTTTTCACCTTGTGGCTACTGTGGATCTCCCTCCTCTTTCCTTGTACTGCGCTCATCCATTGGATGGGATTCTTTAGGGCCATGCTGACAGTTATCTTGTTCTTCGTATTTCTTTACCGTTGAGACCCACAGGGGGGATTGTTGCGTTTGCAATCATCCTAATATGGCGCATGCGAGATACGCTGGCAAAAGAAGAGTTTCCATCGAATCACGATTGGGGCCCATTGAGACTCTCAAGAATAGGGACTATATTACCGTCGTCAGGTGAGAAACCGGAGATCGAACCATGAACTACGAACAGGCTATCGAAACCCTTCTGTGCAACCTCATCAATCGCAATGAGGACATGGTGCAGGAACTTCTTGATGATGCTTTGATCGAAAGCGCCGAGGATGAGGATGAGTTCAATGAACTCGATGGTGCATTGTCGATAGCAAAGGTTGTCACTTATGAGCGGGCTCGCATGTTGACCCATAACCGCGGGCTCGTAATACGTCTGTCTGACGGAAGCGAAGTGCAGATTACTATCGTGCAGAGCAGGCGCCGTCCCATAGAGTGAGTCGCCTGAGTCGTACAACTTCGGAAAGCCCGAGCGAAAACTCGGGCTTTATCTTTTTACGCACGTTCAAACACTTCGCAATGCTCTGTAGATGCTTGCCCGTGAACATCGGAGATGGCGTGCCGCCTGAGAGGGGGTAAGATCTGCGCTGACCAGGCGACGTACCTCATGAGGATCAATCGTTCGCTTTCTGCCTCTATACTTTCCTTCCTGCTTAGCTTTAGCAATTCCTTCCATTTGACGCTCGCGTCTCAGGTTAGTCTCGAATTCAGCGAATACCCCCAGCATATCGAGGAAAGCCTTACCCGCTGCGGTTGAAGTATCGATGGGCTGATCCGTTGCCTTTAGATGAACCCCTCGCTCGCGAAGATCATGCACGATATTCTGTAGGTCCTTTAAGCTGCGGGCGAGTCGGTCGATGCGCGTTACCATCAACGTATCGCCTTCCCTCAGGAATGCTAGAAGGGTCTCAAGTTCGGTACGTCCTTTCAAAGAGGTGCCACTGATCTTCTCGGACCTGATAGTGTCGCATCCCGCTCGCTTGAGCGCCTCAATTTGGATCGTCAAGTCCTGATCGGCACTACTGACGCGAGCGTAGCCAAACATCTTGCCCATGGCGAGGTTCCTTGTCTCATTTGAGTGTGCGGTGTCTAATAACTCAAAAACCCACCCTATTGCAACTGAAAGGTGTCGCACGAAGAAGAGTCTCGGTAGCGTGTACCCGAATGAGACGCGATTTTTGCCGGCGTGAGGCTTCCCCGCTCGTAACCGAGTGATCACTCGGAGCGACCTCGAAATGGTCGCCTGTGAGCAACCTAGGCCGCTTTTCGACGTATCCTAAGCGTATATCGATGCGTCAGGATCACGTAGGTTGACCCAGGACGGCTTTTTGAAGGAGTCGCCGAAGGATCCTGTAGTCAATGTACGAGAGGCCCAGTTGATCGCCCTACGCCGCTAGGCGAGTGCCTCGATATTTCCAGGCTTGCTCGTAATACCCTAAGTCGAAGAAGGGGATCCACTCCTGTCGAAAGCGGGTGATGGCTCCTTCTCGATTTATGGTCATCTCCACAGTCCATCCTCCCACGTGGGCCTGTAGCTTGTGCTTCCGCATGAAAGGAGTCTGATCGCAGGTGCATCCGCCCTGAATGACGTGCACTTCCCGCGGGTATCCGTATTCCGCCTTATGGTAATGGCCTACGAGGAGAACGTGAGGTTTCTCGCCGCTCTGGTATGACTCGACAATCTTCTGGACGCTATAGCTTGTCGCGTAAGCCGATCCGCCACCAGCATGGATCAATCGTAGAACCGTATCTTTCTTCTCGCCGCGAAACACTATGTCGTGCTCCATGTGCCCGAGATAAATCAAGTCATCCCTGCCCTCTTTGCGAGCGGTGTCTTCGAGATATTGTCCAATGACGATGCCTTCCCGCTGGACATACCATCCTTCGTGATCATCGCCAGTAAGAAAGTATGTCTTCATTCCTTCTCGTTTCGGCCACTGTTTAGCCAAGTACTTGGCCTGACCTTCCATCCCGTGGACGTGGAGATCGTATCGATTGACGCGCGACTCTCCATCAATGATGTTGCCGAGCTGATATACCGTATCGATCCCCTCCTTCTTCCACAGGTCGAATAGGGCATTGAGGACATCGAGGCGCTCGTACTTCGATCCAAGGTGATTGTCAGCGGTAACCCCAAATCGGATCACTCTTCCTTCGAGGCGGCGAATATCGATCCTCAAGGGCGCGCCTTTCGGGATTTCCTTGGATAGCTCCATTGCATCGTCAGCTATGTGAACATTGTGACCTAGCTGTTTCAGTTCTTTAGCTGCCTGTCTTACACGCGCTGGAGATACATCGAGAGCATCAGCGATTTGTTCTATCGTTCTCAACTGTCGGCGCTTCTTCAAGATGTTAACGAGTTGTTGGGTTAGTGCGTCTTTCTTCACAGAAGACTCTGAGCTTTCTCCAAACCTTCGTCCTTGAGTAGTGACTCGATAGCGGAGTCCTCGATTACGAACTCCGGCGACAGTGAGATTGGTCTTGAATTCCCTATTGACTGCGTCAGTAAGAGTCTGCCAGTTGAAAGCGTTTGCTGCGTGCTGTCGAATATATTCGTTGATCCTCTCAGAAAGAGCCTTGTTCATCTTATCCCCATCTCGATTGACCGAAGCACCGCCCCTATCCCGGTGCCGATCACCAAACCCGCAATGGTATACCCTATGCGGATTAGAATGCCTTGAGGAAAAGCTCGGTTAAAGGCTTTAAGGCCTTCCCAAAAGCGGTCCCTGCTGTGGTTCCGGGCCCGTGAAGAACGGCGCCGACGACGAGTAGAAGTGCGATACGCACCGTTTGCCTTACGAGGTCCTTGAGTTCCTTCACGTGACTTTCGAGTTGATCGAGTCTTTTTAGAACGTGAGGATGTTCCGCTTCCAAGGCGCGAACCCTCTCCGGGATTGTGTGCCTTTTTGGCCTCTTCGCCATAGGATACTCCGTTATAGACTCTTTTAGTCACAGCACATCCTCACGTTTTCGAGTCAGCGAGCCTCGGGGGCAGTGGTTGAGGTTCGACGAGGGGTTACGCGAGGAACTGACGCAATGCATTTCGCTGATGCGCGTTTCAGATCCTCAAGGGATGCTTCTATACGCAACAGCTGACTTTCCACATCGCTAAGCTTATCTGGTAGCGGCGATACGTAGTTGAGCACGCGCGACACCGAGGGCTCGACTCGCTTAGACACTGCGAGAGCAAGCGACAGAACAAAGACGATCCCGATACCCACGAGGAGTAGCTTGACAGTACGAGCACTCCACTTACCCAGCCCGAACGAGGATAGCCATTCGCGCAGAGCGTCGATTACCTTGCTAAAACTTCCTTCCATGTCTGTCTCCTAGTTCCACACCCAATCCCACAGTCGTCTCCACATCGAGCGATCATCGCCCTTTTGTGGAGGTAGTGGCGCAGGAGGAGAAAGCGGAGGTCCATCGTCAGAAACCCCTGCACGTACTCCTCTCATGAACAAAGCGGCCTCCGCAGCTCGTCTGCGCACCAAGCCCGGAAGAATTCTTCCCCCTCCCATACGCCACTTTGCCAGCTCACGCGGAACATCTTCCCATTCTCCTGCGTTCACTTTCCTCCTCAGTGTGGATGCACGATAGGCCCCCACACCGCAGTTATAGCAGAATGATACCAGTGCAGCACGTGAGAGAGGATGGAGTTTTCTCGTGGTCAGTCGATCAAACCCCGAAGCATCCTCTCGTAACTCGCTACTCAAGTATCTGTACGCCGTATCACGGTTTATTGGCGGATCGTTGATTTGTACTCGCCGACCGTCAGGATAGCGAGTAGTACCGATCCCAATCGTTGCAACACCCGCCGGACAGTAGTACGGGCGCACTCGATCAGTTCCGTCATTGAGGCGTCGGAGGTAGCCCTCAAACGTCTCGATGAGCCTTAGACCCTCTTTGTGAATTACGTCGGTCATTTGCGTTTGATCGTGCCGCGATAGCCAAACAGAAAACCGAGAACTGCGACGATAGACTCTCCAATAAGAGTGTTGAACACCGCATTCCCGAAGTCACCGACTGACATCTTGCCAACGAGAAAGGCGCCGATGATGGCACCGGTATAGGTGGAAGCAATCCACAGGTAGAGGACGATGATCCCAGTGGTTGCTGCAGGTCGGAGGAGAGCGTTCCATCCGTCGATCCATCTAAACCCGGAGGGACGCGCCTGAACCTCGATGATCTTCGTCAGATGCTCGCTCATAGCGCGAAATTCTTCGGCTATGGTCTGCGCTTCGATCTCTCTCAACTTGTCTTCAGTTCCCGCAGCCTGACGTTGCATCTGGAGTTCGTGCTGAAGACGTAGAAACTCGAGCTCGTGTTTGTGATCCTGTCTCTTTTCGAGATAGGTGATGACTCGCGGAACTACTCCTGTAAGAGCTCCGGAGATGAGGGCGAATAAGCCGGTCAGTATTCCCATGGGATCCTCACTTTAACAGAGCTTTGAGATCTTCAGAGGTCAGCCCAAGTTTTACAAGTTTCTGTTCAAGCGTCAAAGAGGAAAGTTCCGCCTGACGTTGGCGCTGAGCCTCTAACTCACGAGCCTCTTCTTCGTCTCGTTCTTTCTCCTCCTGATTAGTGAAGAGGATGTGCACTGTCATGTTGACCTGATGCACACGTCTTCCCGCCTTCGTTGCCTCAGCGATCTTCGGATCCACCTCGACGAGGAGGCCATTGACATTCTCGAACAGTCGCATTTCTTTTTCTCCTCAAGCTACGAGTCCGTAGAGGGTAGCAGTGCCCGCATCGATGTTACCAGCCAAAAACTGGAGAACTACCTGATTTACTATGCCAAGAGGTTGCAAGGATACTATGCAAAAAGATTGACAATCTTCTGCATCGGATGCCCCTTGACAAAAACCTACCGCATCATCAACACCGGGGGTAGTCCCTGGTCGATCCGTTCGATAGATAATCCCTTCGAACGAGATGTCTTGGGTTGCTGTCGAGATTGCGACAGATTGAGTAAAAGCTCTAAAGGCAGCAGCTGAGCCTGAAACTATGGAAGGATCTACCACGAAAATCTGACCGATAGTCGTCGAGAAAGGGGGGCCCTTGGTCGCTGAGATAAGAATATTCAAGGCATTGGTACTTGAAGAGCTGCTGAACCCTCCTCCTACTAAACGCAAGGCCTTGTAGGTCTTTGAAAGATTAAAAATCAGAGTACCCACGGGGGAACTAACGGTTTGTGTACCGATCTCTTCCCACTTTCCGCTTTCTTCTTCGAAGAGAGTCACCTCCGTCCCCG